AAAAATTTTTGTCCCGAAAAAATAAGATTTGGTACCGGTTTTTCCCATCCCAAGTGTTGGGGGTTAAGATTTAAAATAAATTCTGTTAAAGCAAAAAATTAAATTGGGGGGGGGGGGGGGGGGGGGGGGGGGGTACAAAACAACTCAAAGATTCGGTTTGAATAGGCATTAGTTTATACCATGCAATCCTTTCAATGCGCGAATATTGGCTTCTATTGCCGCCAAACGAGCATTAACACCAGATAAATCAACGTTGGTAGTTGTAGCTCCGCTACCAAGGGTTTGACCATACTTTGTCGCATCAACTGTCGTCGCGTCTACATACACGTAAGGATCACCCGTTTCTACCATCCAATCATGCAAAGCCTTCTTACCAAGGATAGCACACATGTTCCTATTACCGGCCCAGCCATAGGAAATTACAACTGTGTCATTGACTCGAAGGTCTAAATTACCGGCATTGTTGTAAGCAATTACAACCGTTTCCGAAGTTAAGAGTTTAACTTTGTACTTTTCCTTCGGGAGAACTTGAATTATTCTACCGATTCCCATAGCGGTATATTCTTCAATCTGTTCTTCGGTTTTCTCAGTGATAAAGTTACTGCCAAAATTCGTAAGCATTGTCGCCATCGCATTTTCCAGCATAATAGCCGTTATCTGATGTAAATACGACGTTCCCGACTGCTGCACATCGAATGTGGTCTGCAATTCCGTAATGTAAAATTTACCGCTTGGGTTAATTTTATACACTCTGTTATGCGCGGTATCAGTGACAATCAGATGTTTATTTACATCACGCACCGCAAAAACAGGCTGGAAAAACCGATTTATGTACTCAATACGAGATACCGAGTCCGGCACCTGCTGCATAATTTCGGCATCATTGTAATAATCTACAAGCCACAATAATTCTTCTTCAAATGAAATTCCGAAACCAGCTTCCGGGGTTTCCACATCGAACATAAATTCAATGCCTATTCCCATAATCATGCCAGAATTGGTGTATGAAGTCGCTTTATGGACATACACTATCTCCCCAAGCGATTTGGTAAACGTTATTTGACCCGGATTTGTGAACGGTATTTGGAACTCGGTATCTAAGTCAATACTACCCGCCTGTGTGTATAGCCCGAGTTGACCGCCTATGTATGTGTAATTATCATTCCAATTTCGGTACACTTCTATCCCAGCGTTCGTAACGCACATGACAGCACCGCAGTTTTGATACGTGTGTTTTTGCTGTTCCTTATCCCATACTTTATGATTCACCGCCGCGATACCATACACAGCCCGACCGAGATTGACAATATACGCCTGCTCCCCGCCCTTGAGTAAATCCCGGCAAACGATTCCATTATTCGTACCAATCCACAAGAACCGCTGTTCTTCGTCCGTACACCCGCATAAAATGGTCCCATTGACTTGAAGTGTCTCAATAGACATAGCAACCGCATAATCGAGTATATGCACCGTCTGTGACTCTCTTATGCCCACTACAATGCGTTTTTGAGTTACGGGTGGAAGTCCGGTCGCTAAATCAGTACCGCCGTCGATACGGAACGCAAACGCCGGTGTGAAATGACCATACGGTAACTTCGCCCACCATGTCGGATTTGAAGCGGCATCTACTTCCAGCAAATACAGCGGCCTTGTCGGACTGCCGCAACCTATCAGCACATTATTTGCTTCCGAAGGAATAGCGAAGCGTGGTTCATATGCACCGTTGATTTTGTCAACCACCAACTGATTAGCTGGTAAAGTACAATCCTTTTGTTCCGGGTCTAAAAAAGTGTTTTCCCATATACGGAACGTACCGGCAATCGCTCCCGTGGTTTCTTCCTTGACCATGATGATGTCGCCCTCTTTAAGCTGAGGCTTGCCGGTGGTGGTCATGCGATATTGAACCGTCGCTCCCCCCGCTAACTTCTGAGCGATATATTTAGCCCTGTGATAGTCGTTAATACATTCATTCTCCAAGCGCAGAGTACGCGCTCCGTATGAGTTCATCGACAGCATATCGACTTCATGATAATAAACAATCGTCGGTGCCCATGTTCCGTATGCCTTACCCCAAATACGAATATCAACATTCATGGACGTGTATCGTGTATTGTTATAGACGTGTGCAATCAATCGCTGTTGCCCAGCGTTTAGCACTTTAAATCTAAGATAATTTTGCTCGGTGCGGTCCTCTATCCAACGATATTTAGAATACCAACTCGGATTGAGACCGCGAGCTACGAATATTCCCCATCGTGAATGTCCGTCCATAGAGTAAATGGGAGGATAAACAACTCCCGGTGTTCCCCCGCCGCCACCGGCTGTATATTCGTCAATGAAGAACTCGGCTAAGTCCGAGCCCCACTCAGTTGAAAGGTTAAAGAATGAGCCATTACTGGCTGTGATAAGCGGTTCATAATGACTGTAATGCGTCGAATACCCCATCACGGTATAACGATACTTGTCACCACTGGTAATACCAGCTAGAAGGTCCGCTCTAGCCGCAGCGTCATTTACTTCCGGGTATGTGTCCGTAACCAGAACGATGTTTCTGCTGTACCATGTCTCATTGAAGTCGGCAGTATTGAAAGAATACGTGTTGGTTGCCATTTTGATAGAACCAAACGGATCAAAATTACCACTCTGAATAAATCCGATACCCTGATTTCCACCAAAAACTAAATCAGATGAAACGCTGGTAAACCGTCCACCGGATGCCGGGAAATTTACAAATAACGTGGTCGCTGGAGAAGCCGCGCCGCCACGCTGAAACATCATTCCTATCTGCACCGATGTTGCCCCGGCAGCAATCAGTGCCGACATGAACGCCGGAATCTGCGCAACTACATTCAAAATGGGAGTAGCCATCGAACCCGAAGCGTCCATGACAAACACAACTTGAACCGGCCTTAAACCCCACACAGGAGGCTGTGGAGGCTGCGGTGGGTTGATGGGGGGTATTCCAACCTCACTATCGGCAAAGATAACGCCTATGGCGTTCTCAGGGTCCACTCCGGGGAGAACATATTCGATAGTCTCCACCCGTGCCCCCAAATCCCGATTGTTGTACTTTATTTCCTTGGCTGAATATACAGTCAGAGTCAAATATTTATACCGGCGTGGGTGATAATCTTCCCTGCGCTCAAAGAACGACCACCAGAAACCAGTATCTGACGCACCCATATCATCCATAGATTGGTCAACCATTACTTCATAACCGTAAGAGTCCCGCCAATCATCTGTTTCTACTTGCAGACTGAATCGTTTTTCCAGCAGATATTCCGCTGAATATCCCTGAATGGAATCATCGCCAAACGCTTCAATTTTGAATCGGTAAGTGCGCTCTATACGCTGATGTATGTGTTCGTAATATTCAATTAAATTCCTGTCTCCAACTTCTGGTGTTTCCCAACCAAAGTTTGTTAAATAGCAACCATCGGGGAACGCCATGCCAGCATGTCCCGGTTTGGTTAAGTCCATGCAGTATACCCAGCACAAACCTGTTCCATCTATCAATGGATCATCTATAGCACGTATCCAATGTTTATGTGTTCCTAATCGTTGATGCCATTTGCCTGTAAGGTGGTTCATTTCATTCGTAACCCACCAACAAGCGGCCTGCGAAGAATTTTGATAAAGGTGAATTTCTTCTCTGCGTTTCGCTGTAACCCGGACAGTCATATTCTCCATGACCTTGGAGATATTCCGTCCGATACCCTTACCAAAATTAAGATTTAACAGCATGATACCAAGTATTATTCCAAGTATTGGAGCAATAATCCCCACAGCAGAACCAGCAGCACCTGCTCCGGGACCCATTATTGCAACACCATCTGAGGGACTAACTACTGGACGTGGACTTAATGCTTCAATCAATAATGCGATGCTTAATATAATTAGCATTATTCCGATTATACGGAACATTTTTCGTAATTCATTCATCATTTTGGCAAATTCTTCTTCCATATTGCCATACTGATTATGTCCATGACATTGAATAAAATTTTCATTGAGTTGAATTAATTCAGCCCATGAGTGACCGTCTACACCATCTGTAAGAATTTCGATAACTACAACATTCGGATCAGCGGCCCACATATAAAATTCGTCGCGATGTATAAGTCTGCGCGGTTGACCAATAGGTGAACTCCAGTCTCTACCATCACCATATTTTACATTTTCTGGAGGTGGAAATTGACCTATATACGTAGCATCATCTGTGTCAGGATCATCTATTCTTGGATTAGGTGGTTCAATTGGCGTTTCTTGCCAGTAATAAAATACTACACGACCAGTAACAGGTATTGTTATTTCATGTTCTCCCGGTGGAACATTTATATTTTGCACAGGACCCGCAGTTGGAGTAATAACTAACGTACCATTTCTGGTTGGATGTGGATTAGTTGCAGTATAACTATCCCCCGCAGTCATTGAGTATCCAAGACCACTTGTAGGTATTCGTTTTTCTACATCCACCACCGGTAAACCTGAATCATCATGATATTGAGAACCAGAACCCGGAGTACCACCCACACCATCAGTATTAAATCTGCTACCGACATTATCTCTTGAGTACCCACCAAACCATGTCCAGAAAATACAGTTTATGTCAGGATCATTGATACCCCGCGACATCCATATTGGGACACGGCCACCAGCAGCACGAAGTTGTTTATTTTTCGATAAATCTATGTTGTTCCATGTATCCCGTAATGTTTTGTCCCACAATACATAATGCCAATTTCCCGCTGTTCCGAACGATGTAGGAGAAGTCGTATAAATAACCACAGGATATTTAATATCAACTTGATATTGTGAATGTAATGCATATCCGGCAGGTGTTTCTTTGGCATAAGTCAGCTTAATAATATAGCGACTCCATGCGTTTGATGGGTCCTCTTGTTCCACGGTACAGTTACTGCATAATGAAGTAAAATTAGCTAAGAAATTTGGATAAACAACCACTGAATCGGCATCTTTAAAATCTTCAATGTCACTGATATATACGTCCACATATCCACTAAGACTTCCGGGAGTAGGAACATATCTGTTAATAGTAATCTTTTTTGTAAACTGATAAAATACCATATTACGAATATATTTATGATTTGCAAACGTATCTTTTACCCAATGATTTACTGTAGTACCAATAGACGTTCGAGCGACAGTCATCCAATCAACACCAAATATTTTAGACACATCACTGTGCGATATTCCCGGTGGTAATGGTGCATGAGGTGGTAATTGATTAGATTCTTCTTTCCAACCCACAATGTAATAACTGTCTGATACGGTTGGTAACGGAACACCGTTATATATTGGACCCCCCGGAGGTGTTATTGGGGCATTTCCATCTTTAAAATCATTAGTATTTACACTACCATTTATGGTAACATTTAATTCACCTGTTCCAAGCACCCAGCCATGCATAACATAAACTTCTTCGGGGACCAATTCCTGTACATCATCTTCATCCACTGTATCTCCACGACCGGAATCAAATTGATGTAATCCTTTTGCTTGTCCACAATATGCAATAGCACCACCCGGTATACCGGGTACATTAACTATACCGGGCCACGGTGGTATTCTTGAATCCATAGATCGTTCTTTACACACCACTCGGACAGGTTTGCCGAATCTGTCTTTTAATATAATCGGTTGAAATTCAAACTGAATGGCTTCCTCGACAGCTCCGAAGAAATAATTGAGCCGTTTATTCCCGACAGGTGCCCAATCCGCAGTATCGGTAACTATTGGGCACGAACTGGACATTACTTCCTGCTTATCGTATCCCTGTGAAAAATTCGGAAAATGAATCTTCGTATCGAATTGCGGATTATTTTCAGGATTGGTATTCGGATTATGAAACGTCTGACCGTCCGGGTGAATCACCGGCGCGTAGATATTGATATTATGCAAACTCGCCAGACTTACCTTCGATACCACTTTCGGATAATCCACGGTATATCCGTATAAATCCTGTCCTTTATCGAGACTGGCTTGTTCTTTAACAGCGACCGGTGCGAATGGATAAATAATAGCCTGCTCATTTGCAGTTTGACCAATGACGGTTACAACGTTGATTACGTTATCATCATTGATGTCCTCAGTGATAGAAGAAATATCCCGTTCTTCCTTCATGTAAAACGTCGCAGGATCAGACTGTTTCTTTATTGGTCGAATTACCAGCTTGCCGTTTGTATCGAACAACACTTCATGGAGTATTGATTGACACACCTTGCCCAAACAATCCAATGGATTTTGCTCGACAAAGTTTGTGACGAGCGTGGTATTCATGCGACCTTCGATGGTTATATCAAACTCCGCTGCAAAACGGACATGCCGGACATATTCAAACGTACCGTTCAGCAACGCATTTTCAGTTACATACACGTATTCCTTCAAATCACTGAGACCCATTACATAGCAAATATCGACAATGATTTCCTCTGCGCTCCATGCGCGGGGGTACTTCACAAGCTGCATATTGCCGTTATCATCAGGCTTAAATACTGGACGATAATGCCAATCATGGTATCCGAGATATTCATGCGTATGCGAGTAAATACCTGCCGATATAGTGCGCTCAAGGAACATCTTCGCTCTATCCCGACAGTTAATAGTAATAATCGACCCTTCCGAATCCGTAGTCATAGAGGTAGTATCAATAAAGCCCTCAAAATGCTGTAAATATTCAACCTCAAAACCAAAGAATATCGAAACAGGAACATTCGCCTTTATCTTTTCCTGATTCGCGGCAGAATACCGAGTATCAATATTGAGCAGCGTGATTGTAGCTGTGTTGGAACTTACCGTTCGAGAGCGCGTAACTTGTACGCTCATTACATCGGTGATTTGATATTTACCGTCCAACAGCACCAAAACACGAGGCTGTCGCTGATAATTTGATGTAGATGACCTGATAATGTACGGTCCGGGCTCAGATTTGATTCGGGCTCGTAGATAATCAGGTATTAGGTTTTCAAACCAAATCTTTGAATAAAAAGCCATTACTTACACAAATCCAAGCCGTTCAATATTTATCGGTGGAATACTTATGGTAATTATCCCCCTGTTTACGATGGTAATGCAAATTTGCCACAATTCATTAAGCATTTTCGGCATTTTATTCATAAAATCCTTTCTGTACAGGCATCATATTTGAGCTCCAATCGTTTTCATATTTGTCCTGAGCCATTGTGTAAGTATTTCGGTACATACACGCTCAAGTTCCCTGCGATTACTCATCATCGCCATCGCCGCATCCGTGGTGATAGTAAATTGAGTATTAAATTTCACTATCTTCACACTCTCGTGCGTAATCGGTGGGCTGTATTCCGCATATGGCGTGGCTCTCTCAGCCTCACGATAACTCCAGTTAAACCCTGACGACGTTACCCTATCCCTTTGCGCTTTACGCTGTGCTTCGGCCATCTGCTCGGCCATGTCCTTGATAGGATTATGGAAAAGTGCTCCTAACGCCATTCCTATCAGTCCCATAAGTATACCGGTAAACAGGCTGGCTAATCCAGTAGCCAACTTAGACCCTGCCGTTTGTGCTGTTTGACCCGCACTTTGCGCAGCAGCAGAAGCAGCATCTGCTCCTGATTGTGTAGCTGCTTGTATATTATTAGCCATATTTTGCTGTGCTCGATACATACTGTTCATATCAGCCGCCATAGTATCACCGACCGTATCAAATATACTGGCAGTTTGATCAAAAATATTATCAACATTTTTTATCAAAACATCGTTCCATGCCGTCATACCCTGTTCAGTCATATCTGACATCAACAAATTCGCATTATTTTTTAAATCATCAAACATACTCGGTACATAAGACCGCCACTGTGGATCAATTAACTGCTGTTCCATCATGAATGGATACTGCTGTATATCACTCATCATGGGATACCGCGACCAATGAGCTTCCATACGATCCATCATAGTAGTCATTGAAAGGTCCATAGCGTCTCCCAATATTGTTGGGTCCATTGCAGATGGCAATAAATTATCCCACGCCGATGACAATCCATTTGAAGCATCCCACATGGTATTTGCAGCGCGTTCCATAGTATTTGCCGCTGATGTTTGAGCAGCCATTGCTTCCGGGGATAACGCACCCATGCCCATTTGCTCCATACCGCCCATCATTCCACCAGCGGCATTGAGTGTACCAACATTCATCATATTAACTTGCATGGTAGTTACCATTTGCTCACCCAAACCAATATCGGGAGCAGTCAAATCATCAACAACATTTTGTAATTGGCCGGTTAAGTTACCGTCAGTTATTTGAGCTGTTTGAGCTGCTTGTGACGCGATATTTGATACATTTTCAGCCGCCTGTGCGCCCATTTGCTCTGCACTGGCACCCAACCCGCCAAATAACCGAGACATACCGCCATGAATCGCATCATGCACTATCGGGAACAATGCATCACGTAACCATGCGCTGATACGTTTGATGACCATTCGTTTGAATTTATCCCAATCAAGGCCGTATTCTTCACCGATGGCCCAGCCCTCGTCCCACCATGACTTCATTTCCTGTCTAAATTCTTCATAAGCCTGCATCATACCTTCCAATGCGGCTTTATTCATTTCATCAACTGTTTTTTCAGCAGCCATGCGTATTCTATTCAAATCTTCATCAGATACAGATTTATCCAATCCTTCAACCATTTCGCGTACAATTTTATCCACCAATGCTTGCCGATTAGCTTCCAACGAATGAGCTGCATTATAAATATCATTTAACGTAGGTGGCAAAAGACCCCCCGATGATATTCCCATAATGTTTTGGGTATTATCAGATATTAGTGATAAATAATCAGTTTGTCTATCCAAAGCAGCGATTAACATATTAGCAATCCTGCCACTATCTGCTTTACCATCGCGTATTTCATTTTGTATAACTTCACGAGTACGCGCTAAATCACTCGAAAAAGACTGTGCCATTATTTGCGGAAGTACAGCAAGCGGATTCCGTCCCGTTAATTCCATATTATGATTCATCATGAACATTTCCATATTACGAATAATGGCACGGTCAGACTGCACCAATTTTAAATCGTTTAAAGCATGAGTTTGTGACACACTTTCTGTCTTTATTTCACCCATAATTCCTTCAATATTGTTTAACACAGGCATCAATGCATTACGCAATTCATCCGAGCCTGTCTTGTCCACCAAATTATTCAATAATCCATGAATGGTTTTCATGGCACTATCTAATGTGGTATGTATACGATCCAATTCTTGTGGACCCCGTACACCACCTTCTTTATATTGATTAGTAAGTGCCGCTGCCTGAGTTACTTGTGTTTCGATTAACCTTTTTATTTCTGCTATATCATCATAATTAAATTCAGGTACTGCGGGAACTTTCGCAATAGCCTCAAAATATGTGTCTCGCACACTTTGTAAATCACGCAGCATCGAATCGCCTAATTGTGCTACAGGAGTAGTCATGCGCTCCTGCATAATCTTTGCCGCTTCTTGTAACCGCTGTACAAATTCTTCTCCACCAGCAATCACTATATCTCTAAAATCATGTGGAATCGTACTATCACCGAGATAAGTTTCAACATGTAATATACCTGTACCTTCTCGTGCAGTTACATTACCTGACCGACCAACTTGTCCTATATAATCACCAGCTTTGAGAACAGACGTACCCTGTTCTAAAAGCACTTTTTCCATTAAATGCATAATTTTTATAAGAATTTTTTCACCGTTTATATCTCCGGTTAATTCAACATAATGACCAGCTCCACCTTCTTGATAACCGACCTTAGTTACTTGGTATTGTGCCGCCCCAAAATTGGGTAAATGCACAGGTGTTCCAAGTGGTGCCCAAACATCTACACCTTTATGTTTACGATTACCACCATCTCGGTCATCGCCTATAACACTGGTAACTTGTGCAGTAGTGGCAAGCGGTACAAATTGAGCAATTGCTTGTTCATATGTCCGTGCTGTTTGTTGAGTAGCTTCGACAACATCTGCCGCTCCTTGCTGTGTAGCTGCAATACCAGCTTCAACAGCAGCAATAATGCCACTGGTATCAACTTCCGGCGTAGGTACTACACCGGTACGCTGCCTTTCCGCAAGTTCATTAGTAAATAACGTTGTAAGTTCCTTTAACGTATCGGGAATATTTTCAAACTCCAAATGTAAATCTGATATTACATTACGTAATAAGCTAGATGCATAATCAGATTCGATTTGTCCTGAATGTACTAAATCTACTAATGCATTAACCGCATCCGGGAATCTGTCCAAAGCCTCTTGATAAAAGTCTTTTTCCATCCCCGCTGTATCTCTATACATACGACGCTGTAAAAATTGTTCAGCATTACTCTTATCCTCGATTACTACTGGAGTAGCAGTATCAACCTGTACGTCCCCACTTACTATAGTTACATCTGGAGATGTTACAGTAATGGTTGTTGGTTGTTGGGCGGTTGTTTGTATCTGCTCAGATACTTGCGCGGCCTGTGTTGCAGGAACAGTTAATACTACTGGAATACCAGTAATCTTACTTAATGTTTCAGCCATAACATGCATTAAATCAGCAGATTCTTCCATTGACAATGCGGCATTAACAAATTGTTGCTGTAATACCATATCAATTTCTTCACTCTGATCTAATGATGTAATAGACTCATCCCACTTTTGTAACCATTCAAGTAGTTGTGTAGTGGCATATTGTTCTATTGTACTAACCGCTGTTCTATCAGGCAGTGACCGAGCAGAATCATCAAAAGCATATCGCTGTAATGATGCCCACAATTCTTTTGTTGGAATTTGACCCGTATCTTCTAAGTTGCCTCCAAATATATCAGTAATAGCACTCTCTACAGCAAGTGCAAAATTATTAACAGCGGTATTAAACTGATTAGATGCTCCCTGCATTACATATCCGGCACTGGACATTATTGCGGCAGCTTCTTGTTGTGCCGCTATTTGTCTTGCGCGTTCAAATTCAGCTTCATATAATTTATTGGCCGCCGCTTGAACTTTTTCAGCATATTTTTCGTCAGATTTATCTAATCCACTTATTTCAGCTTCCAATTTAGATACAAATCCGGCAATATATGAATCTGTTGCTATAGACGGATCAACAACTGCCCACAGGTCCCGTAAGGCATCAGCAAATCCGATCATATAATCTTTATCAAACTGTTTTATTGCATCTTCCTGAGAAAATGGCAACGGTACGACACTGACATCTTTAATACGCTCACCGAACATGCGTAACTCGCTGTCCAAATCTTGGAATAGATCAGCTAATTTAGTCATGTTGGTTTCATTTCGGAATGATACACCACGTGTTCTACGGTCCTGTTCCATTCCTTCACGAATAGCATCAACTTTAGCATCAATTTCAGCTCTTTGAATTTTAATTTCAGCCTCAGTAATTGTTGCTTCAAGTTTCCGTAATTCACGTCCAATCTGTGTTTGGTATTTCACTTCCGATGGACGTTCACCCGGTTTCAAGGATAATAATTCTCTCATGCGATCAGATTGACGTTCTGCCGCCTTTTTCATATCACTCCAATATTCAACAGAACTTGTACGGTCAATCGCTGATATAAGCTGTCCGGTACTATCCCGCTGAGAAGTATACATGAGCTGTATACCTTCTTTGATGATGTCATACTGATTGCGATAAATAGCCAACATATCCTCGGCTTCGCGTGTCTGCCGTGGTCGTTGTAACGCTAATAGCTGTCGAATAAGACGCTGTTGTCTATTCTCCATACTTAATAGATTTATTTGATCTCGAAGTTTTTCTTCTCCGGGAGTCATAGCCGCAATTCGAGTACGCTCTGCATAAATCATTGGAGATAATGCTCGTAATTGCTGTATAGCTTCTTGAACCATCGTAACCTGTTCTTCGGTTAATTTTTGCCGCTCACCGCTTTCGTCCATCATAGCGGTATTTATTGTTTCATACGCATTACCGATAAGGTCCAACATACCCGAAATTGTGGTAGCTGTAGGCTCCGGTTCAGGTGCGGTACTACTGCCCATTGTTGGTGTTTCAATAAGTTCTGAGGTTAAACGATCCATTGTAATTTTTATATCCCCGGCATAACTGGTAATAAATTGCCGCCATATTGCAAGTGCTTGATCAGCTTCTTTTTGATTCATAGTCGGACTTGCTAAACCCCCTTGTATTAATAACTTTAATGCATCAGGGTCCTCAAGTTTTCGTATTTCATTTGCAATTATCATTGCTGCATCACGAATAGGTGACTTATCTACCAACATTGCTTCTTGAAATTTTTCTCTACCTCCTTCTTGTGCAAGAGTACGACCTATTTCTGTTGCCGCAGCATTAAATCTTTCTGTGGATTCAACTGCTGAGGATAAACTACGAGCAAATACTTCAAAATTACCAAATGCTTTTGCAATAGCAGAATCACTTGCAGCAAAATCCCGTATTTCTTGCATAAGTTTTTTCATAGGATCACTTAATCCTCTAAATACATTGCTAGATTCTAATTGCCGTACAGATGCATCTACTGCGGTTCCTTGTGCTTCTGTTGGTGTAAGATACGCCTGTATACGTACTGCTTTTGGTGAATATTGCGCATATTGAGTCATATTATCCAAAAGTGTTTTTATATTTCCACGTTCGGTCATTGATATACGATCATCATCTGCAATTTCTCGTAAACGTTGCATATAATCATTTAATTGTTTTTGCTGATTTACATTAATATCCGCAACATATAATCCAGTTAATTGATCTGTAAATTTATTCATTACTTTTTCGACATCAAGTATGCCACCACCTTCAACAGCTCGCCATTCCTTGATTTCTTTTAATATTTGTTCAGTAGCTTCCACTGGTGAAGTTTTTGAAATAATCGTTTGTAAGTCAGTTAAAGAACCACTCAACGTATCATTTTGTTTCATAGTTTGTAACGTAGCGTCATCGACACGTAATAATAGTGCAAGAACTTTATCCCACTCTTGCTCAGATGCCTGCGAAAAATCAATAGTCAATAATGCTTCAACCAGTCGTGTTACATCGTTCCGAACAGCTTGTACATTATCAGAACGTTTCATTTCATCAGTATCAAAATATTTTTGAGTATTACTTTCTTTACTCCATACATTTAATCCATCAGAAAAATCTTGTGCCCCCCGTTTTAATGCTGTAGTGAGTAAAGTTATAAAATTCATACCCATTGAACTTTTATTTAATTCTTGAAATAATCTGAGATATTGTGTCACTTGCGCATTACTGGTCCCCGGATCAGGAAATAATGCCACATCACTCAATGAGTTAGTTAAATTCACAATACTTTCTCGTAATCCAGCATTAAATGCTCGATAATCTTCATTTAGATTACCAATACGTTCTTGTAATTTACTTAATTCAGATTGCTCGATCTGATAACTTGCTCTCCATGCATCTAAATCAGGTTTTATTGAACCCCACTTCATCCATGCAGTATGAATCGACTTTACCAACATTGAAATCATTGAAACAGCCGAAAGAATTATACTTACATTTGAAACAGCATTGCGTAAAAATGTCATACCACGGGCAAAATATCCAGAAAATCCTTTTACACTATTTTCCATCCCCGTAATTTGCTTATTGATGTCTTTTAATTGTGGTGCAGTATCTTCTACCACCTTTTGTACCTTAACTCCGGCAGCAGCTAACTTTTCAGTATTGTCTCCAGCATCAGTTATTTCTTTACCAATATTGGTATACATATCTTTAACGCCCATTAACTGTTTCATTACAGGAGCTACATTATTACCAAAATCAGGCCGTAATGTAAGAATTTTAACCAATCTTTGGGCCATACCATCTATACTTTGTGCCTGCTGATTAACTTGTGCAGCCACACCGGAATGGGCAAATTGCTGAATACCATTTAACTGGATTCCTAATTGCGATATTCCCGCATGAGTGCTTGCCAACACCTGAAACGCATTTGAAATATCCATAACACCGGTGGCATCCATTTCATTGATTACAGCTTTTAATTCAGCGACGCCACCACGTGCTGCACTCACCTGAGATTCAATAGCATCAAATGCATTTACAATATTACGTCGTTGTTCGATTCCTCCCCTTCCTCGGAAATTATGTTTTTGCATTTCTTCTATATTGAACTGCTTCATCAATTGACGTAACTTTGCCCCATGTAGCCTACCAAACTCTGCAACCTCAGCATCTGTCATAAGATTTTGATCTAAAAACCGTTTTTTATCAAAAAGTGGTATTGTTTGCTGCATATTTTGAACAGCATCATTCATTTCATCATAATATTTTGTAAAAACAGCTTTAATGTGCGCAGGATTTATCTTACCCTGCGCGGCATTATCCAACACTTGCGCCCAATCTGTAGGTTGTACTTGGATACACTTACTGAAATCAATTTTATTTTTATTACCACTGGCAGCAATAATTGAATCTAATTGATACGATGTACTGGCAATCTCCTTTTGTAATGTCTCAGGAAGTAATTTAAGCCCTGCTTCGGTTTGCTGACGAATAGCCTGTATATCAGGAAGTGTTTTATCGTCCTGTTGGTATCTGGCCAGTCGAGCATCACTTACCCCGGTGTACTCCTTTACAAGCTGCATATTACGTGTCAATTCTTGTATATCACGTATTTCTTGCTCTCTAAGCACAGCAGTACGTTGTAACGCCGCATTTTGTTCATGTGCAGCCGCAGTATCCAAAATACGACCTTGTTCTATAGCTGAACCTGCCCGTATCTGTTCTGTAAATCGCTTTTGAGCAACATCAATTAACTGTTTTTGTGTGGCATTATCCAACGTTAATAACCCAGATGATTTCTGCAATTTCTCAATTAAAGCTAACTCTGCCGCCGCTGTATTAAGTTTTTCTAACGTCAGTTCTCCTTCTACCGGTATGATTATCGGTGGAACCTCACCAATAAGATTTTCTCTAGTAAGCGATGTCATAGGTAATTGTTTACTTACTTGAAATGCAGCAGCAGTATCTGTTTTTGTGGGATCAAACTTAATCTCTTTACCCAATGGAGATTTAAACATAGTCATTGTCTGAACATGAAATTTCTTTATTTCTTTTTCATATTCAGAAGTCATGCGATGTAATGCACTTATTTGTCCTTCGGCAATCTTTACGCCACCCTGCATAACATCAAGCATTGGTACTTTACCGGCTACAATATCCATCTTTTGGGCAACCGTCATACCAAGTCGCTCTATAGATGCTGCCATAGCCTGACCGCCCCTATAAATAGTGGAAGGAATTTTATACATTAAATATGCTTGTAATCCCTTTTCAATCAAACTTAACATTCGACTAAAACCAGTACGAACATCACCAAATGTTCCAAATAATGTAAATGTATTAGCTACCCCTTCGATCATGCCATTCATTAGTGATACAAAGGACTGTGTAAATGATCCGGTATGAGTAAGAACTTCCTTATATAACGTCTTTATTTGTTCAGTATTAAAACTTTGCACCATCGTGTTCTGTAATTGTGTTTGACGTGCATCAATAGTATCCGTCATTCGCTTAATCGCATCTTCACGGGCATCTGTAATTAATTCACTTCCAGATTTTGCATCGTCCATAATTGCTTTATAGTCATTCATGCGCTGAGAAAGCATATCGAGCATAGCCATAAAACGCGGAGCCTGCCGAGTACCAGCATACAGCTCAATAAATTTTTTCAATTCTGAAAATTGTCCCATCGCGTTCAACTTCTCATATGTTTTAAGAAGCATTTCCAGCGACGAATTTACTTTCACAGTACCATCTTGTATTTCAGTAGCCGATACCCCCCACTGTGCCATAAAACGAGTTTCCCTCGCTGTACGGTCAGGACGAGTAAATATCGTATTTAATGCAGTACCGGCCATCTCCCCGGAGAATCCAGCTTCCGTCAACGCTGTAGAGGCCATCAACATCTCATCTACAGTCAGACGCGCAACACGCCCCGATGCCGCAAAACGAAGCATAGATTGACTTAATTTATCAAAATTGGTGGCTGTTTTTATATCTAATTCGGCCATTTGCCGAATAAGCTCTGTGGTTTCAAATGTGCCAAGTCGAAGCTGATTCTTTAACGCAATTGTACCCTGTGCCATCTGCTGTAAATCACGCATCTGACCAGTAGATGTAGCCAACAATAAGCGCGTTTCAGCAAGTGCGGCAGTAAGCGTTGTAACAGATTCAGTATCCATACCAGTACGAGAAAGTTCCACCATCGTACCAGCCACATCAGACATACGAGCAGCGTATCCCTGAGCTATTTGCTGTGCATCAGCCATTGCTTTGGCGGTTACTTGCATACCTTCGGCGGCACTCATACTACCACGAGAGATACGGTAAAAACTCGCATCAAGTAAATCAAGGTCTTTAATAATTGGTGAAACTTGTCCCCACATACGGTATATCGCAAACATACCTGCGGTATATCCCATTAACCCCCGATTAAATCCACCGTAAAAATTACCACCGCCACCGCCACCATATCCTCCACCACGTCCCCCGCCGCCCCAATTACCAGTAAAAGCTGAACTCATGGGAGTGGCATACGGAACAAGTTGCTGCATATTCTGTAACCCTTGTGGAATAGCGTTCCACAAAGTTTTTGCTTGTACAGTAACATTAGCTATAGCGGCGCGTAAACGTTCAATAGTAGAAACGTTTGCTTCAACTTGCCGATTCATTTGCTGCATACCTGTCGTTACACGCTGTATTGGGTAATTGGTGCGTTCAAAGGCAGCAGTCATATTATTGATTTTATTGACATCAAAGAGGCGATCTGTATAATTCTTCATTTCAGACATAGGAAGCATCATCTGACGAATTACATCAGATAATTGCTGTGCTGTTTGAATGGATGAAGTATCATCATGCTCTATGCGTAAATTAGCTAAAATTTCAGCTATGAAACCGACATTGCTTTCATCGGCCATTTGGATCACCTCGGAGGATTATTTTTAGCCTTCATATATTTTACAGCCCAATCCGTACTCTTTTGAGATAACGGGTCTCCCAATTCAGCAAACCGCTTAAATCCTAATCCATCACCCTCAGTATCCTTTTTCCATCCATACTGTGATTCGCCTTTTTTGCCTTTACCCATCTCTTTACGACGTTTATCTGAAAAATCGCTATACCATTTACTCATCTTGGTCGGATACTTCAACAAGTCCTCCGGCATAGCATCCATAACGTCATGTTGTGAATGAATAACATCGTAAAGCTGACTCAATGCCAAAAGCTCCGATTGAGTCATCGTCATTCCCCATAATGTTGTTTCTCCAAAGAAACTGGCAGCACCGAACTCTCGATAGGCGACATATGCGCGGGTCCATGTGGAATCATGGTTGATTATTTCAGCCATCGCCTGCTCACGTACAAATTGCCGTATAACGGCAAAGAAAAGGACTATGAGCTCGGTGCAGTATCTTTTTTTAATTCTCCAACCACCTCAGCATGTTCCTCAAATATCACTTCATACTGCGAGGGCGTACCAGCCCAATATAATGCCAACTGACCACGGAAGAACAATATCTTATCAATATTTTCTTCATTCATTACTTTTTCATAATCGTCCCAAACCTGCTTACCGTCTTTATCAACAAGACATCTGGAAATGAGAAATAAATCCCGCTGTTCTTCGGCCATCGCTTCCGCGCAGTTGGTCATGATTTCTTCTTCCATGCGCGTTTGCTCCTGCAACTCCATAACAACATTGCGTTCGTCATCGGTGAGTTTATCCAAAAATTGATTAAATATCAGCATAATACCATTAGGTGTTTGCAAGTATTCACCTAAACGTTCCTGCGGTAAATGTTCTTGCATCTTCTTACCAATGTCACTCAACACAGCAGCGCGGCGTTCTATTACTTCCGGGTCCCTTCCGGCATCTGCAATCGCCTTGGTAAGCGTCACACGCGCCTCCATACGAGTAGGTACAGGCGGTTCAAGTTTCCTGAACGTGTTGAAAAACTGCGTATAAATTATGCGACCGTCAATAACATCTCTTTGTGTAGGAAATGATAGCGCATACGGTTCTCCGTCGTATACAACTATTCGTTTTCCAGAAGTAATTTCTGCTAGATACTCAGTGCGTTCTTCGTACCCCAATGTAACAGACATGCGTTCAGCACCCTTTCAAAACAAAAGATGGAGCCGTAAGGCTCCATCTCATTATATCCGATTGTTTACGGAAATTACCAGATGCGGGACCACTGTGTATCAGGATAAACAATGATGCTGTGAGGCGGCGTAATGTTTCCTTCCGCATCACGCAGCGCGTTCCCGATATAGTGAATGACCGCAGACGTACCGGTCGGCCAGCCAGTGGGGAAGCCAAGCCAGAACGCATTGTCTGTCTGTACCTCGACATCGCCGATGAACGTAATAGCTTCACACGGCACTGTAACGAAGTTGCCGGGAGTGAGCTCGTACTCAAGCACGAAGTTTTCCTGCGGTGTTAAGCCGGTGCCAAACGTACCCGCCTGCCAGTTCGCCAACACGTTAGGATCAATCATGCGCGAGAAGTTCACGAGAATATCATTCCAGCCGTCCGTTGGATTATTAAAGTCACTCCATATTTTTGCAGAACCGGGACCGGAATCAACAAAATACGGATGCGCGTTTACCATCAACGGGGCCTTCGACACACCAGTCTGCGTGACAGGTACATCGCCCGGTATCAGGTACATACACTTGACTATCTGACCATCTTTCGACACCGGGGCTCCCTTGAGCTCCAAGTACGAAATGATGTCCGGTGGTGCGCCGGGTATCGGACTCGGTACAGCCTGCGTCCTAATCATCGCCTGATCGGGATCGACAACAATCTCGTCGCCTATCCACACGCGAAGCGCAAACTCAACCGGGCACATCTCATGAATCATCTGACCTGTTACGACACCCGAGGGGGACCGTACCACGACGTTATTCATGACCGGAGATACCACCGCAGGATACGTCAGACGGAACGTAGCGTCGCCTGCCTTAGTATCCGGGAAACAATCGGTGAATATCTGATACCCGTCAAACGTCAGTAAGCGCGTCGCCGAATATGCGATGTCCGCTGTCGATGCGTCGTCAATCGGGTTAGCCCCGGAATACGAGCCTGCAAAGTCGGCATACCACGACGAATACATAACCTTGGAACGGTCCTTGAGCGAAACGTTCACATAAACGTCGCATTTCTGCATGTATGCCGGATCAAACACAAACGACTTATCCGGGTCCTGATTGCACAACGCCCGAAGAACAGGCCACATATGCCCAAGGTTCTTGAGGCTGACGGTCCCCGAAACGTTATCAAACGATTTCTCGTCAATAACATTCGACAACCAGCCGTGCTGACCATGCTGCATGTCTGTGGTGTTCGCGTTGCCGTCGAACGTCTGGACACCTTCAAAGAAGATTGGCTGATACGAAACGGGTACTATCATCGGGTCCTGCTGCTTACCCGGATAGATATAGTATTTACTCCATTTGGTCGCCATCTGTATCACTCCTTAATTGATTAAATTACCGGAATCGTGGAAGTACCCTTAACCAAAGACCGTAAGTTCTTCTGTACACCCCCACAAAGTTACACACGGTATTGCCTTTCGAGACAACCGATTCAGCAAACCAAGTATCGAGCGGAGCGCGAATTAGAGACTGATTACGAGTACAAAAATCATACAAATCGTCCCCCACTTGCTCGCGCAAATCAGGGTCATGCGAATAAAGATCAATCGACATGTACACTTTGCGCCCGTGATCCCGTGTTCCAAATTGCGTTGCTCTCGATACATCACCGCCTTCAACAATACACACAAGGAGACTTATAGGGTTCCCTGTTTCCACCAGCTTTCCAACGCCCATATCGTTAGGGTAATCCCCCACAATATCTAATTTCTTATCAAATTGTACATCAGCATGTTCTGGTCGCTTAATATAGGGTATTAGCGACGCAAAGGCACTTGTTTTATAAGCCAAAAACACTTCTCGTAACCCTTTAGTTAGAGACATTTACTTTACCCCATATGTTTGTTTTCCCATTGAGCATGGGCTTCTTCTCTCGCACGTGCGGCCAAACTCTGCGCCTTTATCTGTTCTGCCTGCGACTGCAATTCATTAGTCATACTCTCGATTTGCGCCACCACAGCCTGTAACGTGACACGATCATAATTCATTCTTATCATGCCTTTAGAACCCAACAATGCCCGTGCAAGATTTTGTCGTATCGCGCTAAATATTCTCTCAAATATCATCTGCGGTGCTTCATATTTTAAATTCAACGGAAACCGAGTATCTTCCTCATTTATCACTCGATATGTAACTATTTTCTGACCACCCTTTATGAATCCAAGCGGGTCATTACGCAGCGCATTTTCGTCAACGAATATCTGAATGACCGCCGATGTTTTTGACATATTACCAAGATCACGCGCATTTTCTTTCCGCAATAAATCCCCAGCTATCGCGTCCTGTAAGCTACCTGTCACAACATGAATACGCTCCGGGCCATCAACACCAAACACTGAAAAATTAGCCCGTATATACGCCACCATGTATTCAGCCATCGCCCAGCCGATAGCGTCCATAGCATCCGGGTCAATGAGCAAACAGTCACCGATTCGGTCTAAAACTTGTGTCAAATACTCGTTAATTACTGCCGCTACCTGCTGTGAATTGGTTGCGCGTATACGTCGGGTATCAATCTTTCGCCCTGCAATATTCAGTGTTAAATCCAATATAGCGGCCATGTTAATACTCTCGTATTTGCTTGGTTAATGGCTCCAACAAATACAGCATAACGATAGGTGTAGCCTCTTTTTCAATATAGTATGGATTATCAGCAGTTACCCTGAAAAAATATTGACTGTTATTATTATCAGTGAAATCAAGCCTGTTAAACCTGAAATTCTCATATGAGATTGCCATCCAAGACCAATTAGGTTCTTGAGTGACAGTTCTTGCAATAAACTCCCAGCCACCGAACGCATACTTTGGAATAAGTATCATTTCCTTTTGTACAGCAATTACTTCGACAGCTCTACTTCCATCAGCAACCAATAGTCCGGTGGCCAAACAATCCACTGCCTGCATGTTCTTCTGATGCCACGTAGGATCATATTTATGCCACATCGACTGCTGTACACAGGGGCACTCGATAGTATCTGCATAATCTTCAACAATAAATATAGTGACGGGAATAGAATGTTGGTCTATTCTTCGATGAAGTGCTTTAGCACGTGCAGAAGTTGCAATCAGCGGAGCCATTCACATTACACCGCCTGCCAAATACTCGTTTCACGAATTTCCACGCGCAGCGTCGCGAGAATGTCCCGCGCCTCTGCTTTCATACGATCAACCATTCGCTGTGTATTAGTAAGCTGTGAACCTGACCCGGCCCAACCCCAACTGGCGTTGCCCATGTGTAGAGGACCAATCGAAAGACTTCCCGAATCCCCCGCACCATCGGTGCCTGCCTTGAGCGCAACAGATTTTGAATGGACAGATAAAACCTCGGCAGCTATCCATTCCGCGAGTCCATTCTTTGCGCGTTTGATTTGATTGGCTGATAATTTCCTCACCTCGTCCGGTTGAAAATAATCTTCCAACAACTGCATCGCCCATAACTCGATTTGCTCATTACACCGCTGTACCGTTGTTTCGTAATTGATAGCGTCCGCAGAAATACCAAGATGGGGAAGAACATCTGCCGCCGTGATCATTAATGTTGAATAATTTACACGCATTGTCATTATTCTTCCCCCTCAAAGACTATTTATTTTTGTTACCTGCACCACGTCTCCCAACACCGCGCCGAGGACCGGCACGAGGTGTAGGCGGCTCAGAGTTATATGATACATTATCGTCGCCTGCATCACCCTCTCCGGCATCATCACCTTCGCCCTCGCCGTCACCATCACTCATTGCAGCGATAGCGGCAGCTTCCTCAGCAGACATACCCGTATCGAACTCGGTATTCGCCTGTTCTAACGCATGTTGTCTGTTTGACGCAGCTTCGGCGGCGGCTTCGTCCAGCCCCGGAACGTCAGTATTCGCCAGATTAATATCCACTCCAATACCCTGTAGGCTTTGCGCGGCTGCTCTACGCTGGGCATCCAGAGCTTCATTCATCTGTCTTTGCGCATCTTCGGGAGTCTGCACTCCAGACTTGGATACAGTTTTCGGCGGCTGAGGAACACCGTATTTAGCATACGTATCCCAGCACATAGGCTCTTTTTCATCCTGTATCCACAGTTTAATCGTGTTCAAAAATCCCTTCTTGGGATTGGCCAAATACTGATACGCTTCCGGTGTAATCGACTTCGGCACATATACCGACAAGTTTACGCTCTGTCCACGCTTTGGAATGATAATGGTTTTTGTATTTCCTTGGAACATCATTGCCATGTAAATTACTTTTCGTTTCTCACCCTTAGCCATTGTAAAGCCTCCTTGCGTTCTCAGTTGTATAAAATACGGGACGACTATACGCCGTCCCGTATATATTACTCATGCTTAGTTTGCACGTTTGCCAAGATTGACCAAGACCGAGATTGCGTCGGGCTCCATCAGCGTAATGCCGAGCCGCATAGAGATAACGAGCTTGTAAACCTGACGCTCGATGTCTTTCGTGGTCTCGATCATTATGTGTCTCCACCAACCCAATTTGATGTTCTTGGGCGCAAGCAGGAACACAAAGCCATTATCACCCGGCTCCACAACGTCGCCGATCATCTCTACATCGTGCGGAAGCTGGGGACACGTCATAATATCCGTACCGAGAGCTTGCGCTCCCTTTGATTTCAGGATATACGTGTCACCAACGCTGGTCGGCCTGTCGGTGAGATATTCGCGCCAGTTGAGGTCGAAAATACGCGACGTAAGGTACAAATAGCTTTCATTTGACTTACGATACCGTTCCGGCAGTGCGTATTCCAACATGTACCACTTCGGCACGTCAATAGTCTCGCCGCCGCAGTCGATGATATTAGACCCTACCTTACCTTCTCCGGGCCGCCCCGAGGGAAGCAGCATATGGGCCATCTTAATCAACCCATCCTGTTTGTTCAGCAGGTCATAATGACGAGCATAGTCAGGATACGGATGAGATGGACCAATACGAGTGTCGGAGTTGATGACGATGTATTCTTGGTCCGCGCCCACCTGCTGACCCAACATTCTCAAAATACGGCTGCGAAGGTTGCCGCGCTCAATGGTATCTTCCAGCATCTCATACGAGAGGTCCATCTGACCCATGTATTTGCGCGTATTCATTTCCTTCGAGCCATAGATGAGTCTGGTTTTCTGCTCATCAGTCATGGCCGTAAGTTCATGAGAACCGTGCAGTACGCGATTTCCAAGACCGATTCTGCTCAAAATGGTCTGCGTAGATGCCATCTCAAACATATCAATCATCGGAAGAAGCGGTACAGCATCCTTCGCCCACTCTTGGAATCTACGGGCATACGCCGGAGGAATGTAGCCGGATTTACGGCCTGCCCACGGCATACTCGGGTCCAAAAGACCGCCGCCCCACTGCGGTTCACCATCTACAGGATACAAATCGTCCGAAGATATAGTGTTTATACCGCCGTAGGGAGTCCCGAGATTCAGATAGGGATCATTACGGCGCACCGGCTCTCCCGCCCTGTGGTCATAAGCGTTACGCATAGCGGTAACACCCTCATGACCTGTGGCAAGATCACCCGTCGCCTGCCCTGTAATAGCCTGCATAATCAGAGCTTCCCCAACAGGGGACATGAACTCATCGCGGCTAAGATGTTCTTTAGTTACAGTCTGTGCTCTCCACATAGTTATCTCTCCTATCTTTCAAAGATATACAACGATTAGCCCTGTGCGAGCATCGCCGTCTGAGACGGAAGAACTTCTTCGGCAGCGGCGGCCTGCAAACATGCCTCAATGCCATCAATCTCAGGAGAGAGATCGTTGTCTTTTGCCCACTTCATCGCAACCGCGATGTCATCCTTCGTCGCCACAAAAGAACGACCGGTTTCATCGTCACGCAGCGTAATCTCACGCGCCTGCGGTTGATTGCGCATAGCAGGGGGCATATTACCTGAAAGCAGTCCACGAGTAGCCGCGCCGGGAGCCGCTGACTGCAACTTCCCGAGCACTCCCTGAATGCCGGTAAGCCCCTCGTTGATGCTCTGCATCCCCTGTTTAAACACATCCTCTGCCGAAGGCTCCGAAGATTTCTTTACCTCGATAATCCCATCAGCCTTCAACTGCTCAACAACAGATTTTGCCAACAGCTCGAAATTCTTTGCCTCGGCCTCTGCCGCAGTCTTTTGGGCGATCTCAGCAGCTTTTTGTGCATCGGCATCTGCTTTCATAGACTGCATAACCTCAGCTACGCCAGCTTTAATGCCCTCCGCAACAACCTGTCTGATTTCCTCCGGGGTCATAAAAGATTCCTCCTTTACCTGTGCTTCCGCACTTTGGGTATTTTGGGCGTCGGCCTGAGCTGGTGGTTCAGGCGGCGTTGCTTGGTTCCCCTGTGCGTTGTCTGGAGCATTTTGTATCTGAGCAGGATTTGGTGTAGTATTCACCGGTCCTGTTGGATCACCTATTTCACGCAATTTACTTTGAATATCCAAGCGAGTTGGTGTGGTTTTGGGGTCCTCCGGCCTTGGCATGTGCCCACTCCTTCCTATTACTCGTACAGGCTCTGCCGGTACGGATTTCTTTGTTTCCGCTTCTTCCCGCTTGGGAATTTCCAAACTTAATTTAGTATACAGTTTATCCGGCAATGTTATCTTAAACTCATCCAATGCCTTCACCGTGCGCTGCAACGCTGTTTTATACTCGGTCTTATCATATCCATCTGTTGTAGAAGAAAGATAATCCAGTACCAACAATGCGCGTCCTGCGGTATCAATTGGCAGCCGAGCATTTGTATTATCCGCATACTTCGATTTCTCAGCAGGATACGTATATATTCCAAGTTTCTTCATACCGTCCAACCGAGCTTCAAATGTTTTGGCAGCCTCTTTACTGGCTAAATTCGGTATAGCATCGGCAATCGCGTCCAACGTACTTCCACTGCCAACCAATTTCCAGTCAACATAAGAAGTCATGGAGAAGCCGGTATATTCTCCGCTGAGAACCTTCTCCCACGTCTGTGTATTATCGAACTGAACGCCGAACCACCAGCCACCCGGTATACCGCCAATAGAACCTGTATAGTCAATGGCTGATGCAACGACATGAGCGTTCTCGAAGAAAAGGTAATGTTCTTCACCAACACCGCTGCCCCACGCTGTACCGTTATGAATATTCTTCATAAACGTGTTCTGCGCGGTTTCTATGTCGCGGAGGTTTAGCATATCGCCGTAATAATCCTGAATCCACGGTGCGCTGGCATATCCAAACGCCTGCCGACGCTCGACATGCTGCAAAGGAATACCAAGTGTTACTTGCGCTTCTTTGGTATCCCCCAATTGAACCTTTTGTGGGAGTGCGCGTAAATTGAGAAATTTAGCCACCGGCACAGCGGGAGACCCGCATACGGTAACTTCCACTGCTTCCGGGTCCATCATTCTATATTGAGTAATCTTCGTTTCGTCTCCCATTACAGTTCCCCTCCGTAATAAATCAATATTATCATGCTATATCTCGTAAAAGTCGGCTTCTTCCACCAACTTACGATAACGGTTTAAAAGTGTAGTGATAGTCTGCTGTACCGACCCTGCATCTATTACTTGAGCTTCAACCGCTTTTGTTGTAGAATCAATTACTTGTTTAATAGCAACTGCCTCTGATGCCCTCGCCATAGCGTTAATTTGGCGTATAGTAGCAATCTCTCTTTCCGATGTAAGTTCGAGTTCGACCCACTTAAAAACAACTCCATGCATATCAAATCCATATTTCATGATGAAATTCATAATATTGGCCAAACGTACTTGGTGCGGCTTAATAACTTTCAACAAGAAATTCTTCGACTGCTGTTCACCGTTAGAACGGTTAGCATCTTCCCACAAGCCAATCTCTGTAGGTGGCACTCGATGTACAGAAGCAATAGCTTCACGATTCATTTCCTTGTACGCAAGGAAACTGGCTTCATTGGGCTGGGAGTCTAACTTTTGAAATGTTGCTTTAAAACCTCGGTTAAGAGGAATAACAATAGACCGATGCGCCTCCGATTTGACCTCAGTGGCAAGAAATCGCTTGATTCGGGCTGTAACTTCGTCCGTGACACGACCGCCTTCAATCGTAATAGCATATCTTGGAACAGCGTTATTACGAAAAAACTGCAAATTGTAAATATCAGCAGCGTTATCCCCAAATAAAGTAGGCAGTACCGATAACACGTCCGCAGTCCCATAATAAGGGTCTGTTGAAATGACGATGTTGCGTTCCTCAACCATCGCATGATAGCCTATTTCCCCCCTGTCTCCCGGTTCCACATACTGAATATATTCGGAAGGTTCTATTTCAGCCATAAAGCGCGGCATGACAGTAATACGCTCTCCAAATGTCGTAAACGCAAATTCCGGGGGCATACTCCGCTGAATGATTAACGGCAGCGTACAGTGCTTAAAACATGTGGTAGTTGAAACAGGATAGATACAATCAATGTCCCCGCCATACTGAAATACTATTTCCAGATTCAAATTACCTGTGCTGAAAAAATCATGTGAGATTTGCTCAAATATATCGGGAATCATCAAACCTGTTTTCCGATATATCCGTTCTTCAAACGCATTGAAGCGTTTTAAATCTTCATTCGCCACTCCGCGCTGCATTTTGCGTATCGGTATTATCTCGTAACCTAACTGCGTAGTTGCTTTTGACTTGGCATCGACACACGCATAATGCCACGGATTGGAATACAGTAGCGAATGAACCAATTGAAGATTTATGCGCGGTTCTATAACCTGAATCCCACGTGACAACAATAGTGTTGTATTACCACCTGCATATCCGCCACCCCATACCGATATAGGTGAATACAGACTTGGATCAAGATTATTATTGTATCCTTCATACGATTGAGTTTTATATCTGGAATACGGGGCAAACTGACGCTCCATTTGCGCAAAAGCATCTGCGGTCAAGTTTGTCTCCATGAGATCATACGTCGGCAATTCACCGTAACTCTTACCAAGCGTCGGTTCTGCTATAAACGTAGTAACCCCATCGGGAGTAGTGTGCATAGTACCAGAAACATCACCGGGAGTTATTGGCTGTTCTATCGCGACTGTTAATCTTTCTGGCGCATCTGCCACCTTACTTCCCACCCTTACGTATAAACCTTATCGAGCACTTGACCAAAGTTTACGAACTCCATGCACAAATATCTAATACAGTCCGCAAAATGGAAAAGCGTTTTTCTGCGTATAGTTCCCATGTTATCCCGTGCATACTTCGATAAGTCACTGGCACAGTATGTGCAGGATTTATCAAAGTATAACTGATTTGCTCCAAGTCGGGATTTTACAGCTTCAATTCCTTCATCCAATTTATTTTCTGCGGGTATGCAACAAAACCCGGCAACCTCCATATCGGACAGCAGAGTTAAGCCCGATGGGTCACAAATGAAGTAATCCACGTCATACGCATCATGCGCGGTAATTAAGAAGTCCTGTATATAAATAGACGGAGCTATTCGTTCCACCCTTATTTCATCAAATACATACAGCACGTCCTCAATTTCCTGCACAAAGATCGTTGCGGGACAGGTATACCCAGCATCTTGAGCCGCATACACGGGTATCGTGGGGCAATAAGCCACCGAAGCTCCTTCACCAGTTTCGCTGTTTTTTCTTTCAGGAAATGAAGCATAAGCAACATCCATCCCCAATTCTCGTAAAATTTTTTCATAATCCACTATATGCCGATTTTTTGAGAACATCGTGTAAATCAAATCTTTTTTGCCGGGACGAGTACATTCATGCTGGGCTATCCATATTTCCAAGTCAAGATTTCGCACCTTAGAATGAATGTCGTCCAACTGGATAACACCGCCATGAGAATATCGAGCCTTGCCCAAACAACGTGGAGGAACCACTTGCATCATAGGGCACTCCAGACACGTTTCAGGCACATTCATTATCTTCTGGCGGTTCAGCATGTCCGGCACCGGGATATACTTTGTACAGCCGTCTGGCATGTGACAGCGTTGAACTGCGTCCCATACGTTCCATTGATATACCGTAAACCCGCGCTCTTTGGATTCATCAATCATTTTCTGCATTGTGCCGGTGGAATACTTACGTGTGGAAGTCAATCGGGTAGCCTGTTTATAATTTGCGTGTAGCGCACCCATCTTACTGCCGGAAGTAGCAATATTCATGGCTTCCTGCAATACTTCCCAATTCATTAACTCAACTTCATCTATTGAGATTTTTGTCGAGTGAGACGAATTAACCCCCGCCACCGTACCAATCAGTATTTTTATCATGCTGCCATTTTTAAACTGACAGCGTTGCATGGTCATCTTCTTTGCGTCCACATGATGTGAGAACAGCGGATGACGTAGAAATCGAAGAATATAGTCATAACACGCATACGCCTGATCTTTTACCGCTGCAAGATGTGACAGCTCTATACCGGGTTTGAATATAGCGTCCAAAAACAACAACGTAGCCATAGCCAATGTCTTGCCGGAAAAACGTGAGCCCAGCAATATACAATCCTGTGTACGCTCGAAGAATTGATCTGCGATGAATTTGAAATGATACGAATGTTCCGGCTGCAAATCATTCGGTTTCAAAGCAAACGGCGGTATTAAACCGTTTCGCTCTAAGCAGATGTGCAGCCAGAACGCCAGCTCAACATCATCTTGCGGTGTTTCCCGAGACAATGTTTCGTCCAATCCGGGAGCACCGACAATCGTTACACCGCTGTTAAAATATTCTTCCGCTTGCGCCCGTAAATCAGTCGCGCTGAGTGGACGTGTAACCTTGGAAGTCTGCAAAGCATCGTCCCAAGGCAATTTTCCACCCTTCCGGCGACTAAGTGGCGTAGTAGTACGTCGGTCCATTATTCCCGTATGATGATGTTTCATGTTCGATGTCGATTGATTCATATATCAAAAGTTCTTTCCGTCGCTCGTTGTATCAGTAATTTATTTGCTTCATCGGAATACAGCTTACCTTCACTCAATATACGACGTGTTTGTTCGGTTTTTACCCGAGCATTCTCCATTTCCTCCGAAGCAGGCTGCACATAGCTCGCACAAAACCTACCAAACAGTGAATGTACCGTTAGCATGTTAAGCACCCCTAATTGTATTTTACCTAAATTTTATATTCGTTAGCCAAGTATTTGTTAAGTTCATCATAAACCTCAGAAGATATGTTATTTACCTTCTGCATTAACAAACGAGGCCACACATCTTTTGGCATAGTGCGCAGCTCACTGGACTGAATATATAAAAAAACATCGTCAATGCACTTCTTAAAGCTCTGGTCCACGTAACTGTCATTGAAAAATACATGCTGTTTTATCAGCGTCATCATCATCGTGTCGAGATAAATCTGACACATTTGCATGTACGGATTAAGATCAGACATCTTTTCCTTCAATGCCAGCTCATCACATGCCGGAATAAGCGTCTGAATCAATTTCAATTTAAACGCTTCCATGAAAATTGGCAAAAGCACAATCACATGCTGAATGGAAAGTCGAGAGGAAATTACAGCATAGATTTCTTTATTGATTTTCAACTGCGTTACCGACAATTCAGCGATACGATGCATCTGATCCACTTGCTCGCAATACTCGGCATGATGTTCCTTTGCGAGATTCCGCTGTTGCTGTTGAATCGTGTATAAGTATCGTACAAATGAAAATGCCGCTGAAACGCCGACGATTATGCCCCATACGTATAAATGCTCCGGGTCATATTTACCCATAAGTAATGTACTCATCCACGCCAATACAATGACACCGGGCAACCCAACCAATTGCAATAACGCAGTAATATACTGCAATGCTGGTAGATGTTCGCCTGCGAGGTCTAGCCGTTTGCTGGAAGGTCTATTGGTGGAATCCCCATCTTCCTTACTCACAGTAATTTTCCTTTCTTAGACAATCGCCCCACCCAATAAAACAACCCTTAAATCCTCTAAGGGGCGATCCGTCGTATTCTCAATAAATAAAGCCCCTGTTACCATTGTGACAGTAACGGAATTACCAGCTACCTTATAGTCATTATACAAGAGCGGCGCATAAGCCCCCTGCTCAACTGTTTGATATTTCAATAATAAATCAATATCCCAATATACAGTTTCATCAGTCGATTCGATGAATAAAACATAATACAAAGAATTATCCCCGCTTACTCGAATATCGTTAAGCACTGATAAATCCTGAGCTAACGCAGGGAAACTCGTGCGCGGATGTTCTACAAATCCTCCCGGTGTCCAAACCAATAGTGTGCTTGGCGTGGCAAAACTTGGTGTAAATGAAAAAGCAATTTTCACCGTTACACCGGGGGGTAAATTCATAGCATTAAAGTTGAAATTAAACGCATACTGTGACGATACACCGATGTACACTCCCACGTTCGGCAGCGTCCAAAATTCAGCAGTCCCAACCCAATATATCCGTTTGTTCGCCATCGACACTAAATTCGCTCTCCCGGTGCTGCCATCTTCAAATATTGCCACGCCACGATTAAATGCTGTAAACGTAGACTCACACCTGTGCGCAAGATATTTGGCATACCCGGCAAACAGCTCAGGACCACGAATAAATATCACTCCGGGAGTGTCTATAGATAAGTTTGTCGTCCAAAACGCATTTTCTACAGAACTCTTAACACCACCTGTAGCGAAAGATACAAAATGGTCGGGCCATGTCACTATATCGGTTGCTGTGTCTGGTAACATCTGGTTAAACACAGGGGGATTAGCGGGATTCATTATGTCGTATACTTCGAGGTGATTGTCGTTTAAAAACAAGAAGTACGCGAATGTACCATCACACTTGAAGCGAATATCTTCCAACGGCACTGTGGGATACGTCGATGCCGTAAACGTACACATTACCGTCCATGTAACACTTACCGGCAGGTCCAGTAATGCTCCCCAAACCAACTGAATACAGCCGCCGTCATCTATTGCGCGGATTATTTGTCCCTGCACCAAGAAAATCATGCCGGTAAGCATCGTTTCGCTGCCGGAGCGGACAAGCGTTGTAGTTTCAGTAATGGGATCAAAGGTATGAAACCGATAATTCCCCATCATTCTGTCCATTACCACAAACGCCATCATGGGTTCATTCCAGAATATATCGCGTAACTCTGACCAAGAATTGAAGAACAGCGAAGTATTTAGCTGTTCTTCCCACCAAAAATGATCTGCATCGAATCGTACTTTTGCTCGCAATATCGAACCATCGGTATAACCAAGCGGTGCGCCTGTATAGGCCAAAAATTCATTACCATCATATGGGTCAAACTCAAAATCTTTTACCGTACCGTCAGATATTTTCTCGTATATCGTTATCAAATGTGTTGCCGGTACATTGAAATATGGATTCACAATCGACCATGTTTCCCCAATATTTAATGTTCCGGGGTATGACATGTCCCGGATAGTAAGTGTGCGCGCCTGTAATGCCAACGTATGACGGTCCACGCGCATTGCACTGAGATTATCTCCAAAGATAAGCCGCAAAACAAAACTATCGCTGGCCTCAACAAATTTTTCTTCATCACCCGGAGGTAATAATATGTCACCTTCGAGCAATATCCGTTTTATAACAGGGGTCATGCCTATTATCGCCCGGCGCAGCGTAGGCGTAGTGTGCGTTGCTAAATATAATGGAGACTTAACATCAGCGATTTGTATTTCCTGTGCTACATATTTTGTAGTTTCCGATTCATCGGTCATATACACTTTGCTGTTATTCGGCAAATACTCATGTGGTACTCGCCCGGTATCCTCATCTAATGGAGCGACCGATACTCCCAGCATAGCCCGTGTCAGAAAATCAGCCGCCGCCACACCACCCAGCCGTAACGCATTACGAGCTTCCAATACTTCGTCGGCTGTTTTATGCACATGGTCCCCAAAATCAGGTTTATCAATTATCTGACTCCACATGATTCTGGCTTGCGAATTTATTTCGGGGTCGGCCAGCAATATACATACCAATCCGGTACATGGAACAGTAAACGTGCATGTTACTTCCATTTCTGATACAGATATATGCGACGAATCAACCAACTTACCATCTACCCAACAATCAGCTATTAGTGCTACAGTACCAAGGTCGTGAGTAAATTTCCATACATACGCAGGCGTAGTCTGTTGATATACACGAGAATGATAATCAGTATCGAGACAGCGGTAAATACACACACGTCCATATGCCATACTATCCCACGTAATAGTAATATTGTTCAAATCGTTCTGTATTACAGTTAAATACTTAGCATTTGGCGTTACAAGCGGGTCTACCCAAAAATCAAGCAATAAAGACTTGGCACAAAGTTTATGATTTATTTTCCATTCATAGCCGGAGTATGTGCGAGTAAATCTACTGCTCCCCATCTGTACTTGGGTAGCTTCATCGAAAAGCTGGTCATCCGGCCATCTGTCAGGAGGACGTGAATATGTTTTTAGAAATGGTGGTCCTGCGGGGATAGCCATCTATACATCACCTCAGAATATGGCCAGTGTACATAACAGTCACAAATGACCCGTGCAATCCACAGTTCATCCTCCCTCATATAATATCTCAATGCAAACCAGTTTCTACCATCCCATGTATGCGGGTCCTTCGGCGGCAGTATCTCAGGATAATACAGCGGAGAGTGAACCGGCCTCTGCGCGATACGCCGGGAAGGATAATACATATCTTCAACACGTATGTTATCAATGTAGTAATACCAAGACAGGACGGGTCTACCGTCAACATCCATAGTCCCTGATCGATAATTCTGTAAAACCATTCGACCAAAGAAATCAGTCATTTACAGTTTCTTCCACCTGTTCCGCTTCTTCAACTTCCATAATTTCTTCAATCTCATGCACAGCATCCAAATATGGATTCTCATCGGGGTCCCACGCCACAACACCCTGATTAAACGCAATCATTTCATTCATATCTTCATCAAATTCTTGAATTATACCCAACTGCGCATCCAAACATTGCTCGACCATCGGCCAATAATCCTTGCACACTTCCCCCGCCAAATTATTGATGGCCTGTATAGTATTATCATCAATCAATCCTTCAAATCCCTCGGGCAGCGTAAACGGCATTAATTTCTTCTCACGCTTCATTTGCTCAATTTGAGCGCACTGTCTTTTCACACCCCCTTTATACTCTATACCCTGTCTTGCTGTTTTAGCACGAATAGTTTTCATCCACTCATTCATACTTATTTTTCGTGCCCCGCGCACCTCCCGCCGCTCCCTGCCGGTCAGCGAATCAGTAAGCACCTGCGCCAGCGAATCCAACGGCACCTGTTTTCCTCTATTACCCCGCCGCCGTCTCCGCTCGCTGGGCCTAGAAATCTCAGGAGCATCAGGAATATCTCGGTTAATATCCTCTAACATCTGTTCGATGAGATTATCAAGTTTTTCAAAATCCATTTAATCCACCCTCAATTCCCGCTCCAATTCTGTGTCCAAATCTTCTAAATCCACATTCAACCCGTAATCATAACTATCGGACGGCGTTGCCAACCCTTCCTCCACCATCCGCTCAATCAGCTTATCAACATACTGCCGGGGCACAATCTCCCGCAACAACTCAAACACCCGAATCATCGCCTGTTGATTATCCAGCAGCGCCCACAGCGTTTGTCCCTTATACGCCGCGCCAAGTATCTTCGACTTTCTATCCATCGCCCGAAATACATCAGCCACATGAATAGCCGCTCCCTCAGCAGCCATCATATTAGTAAATCCTGTCTGTATTATATAATCGAGCACTTCGGTGTCATTACGCACAGCGGATTCAGGATTCACTCCAATATCAGACAAATCCTGCACCCGCATTTCTTCCTGCCGCAGCCTGTAATCCTTGATATAAACGTTAAGAGAAGTTATTCCAAACTCATCAAAATCCGGGTCCTTGCGCGTAATCTCCTGCATCATCTCCCGCGCTGACGAACCAAACAATATCCAGCTATCAATCTGCTCCCTCCACGCAGACCTGCGTATAAGATCAGCTCCCTTACCAATCGCCGCTTCCCTCACACCACGTATAGTCTGCCGCCTGCCGCTTCCTTGCCCCCCCATTACTTATCAACCTTCCTTATACACAGCTCCAGCAAATGCGGGTGTAAATGAATATTCCCCAGCACCTTTGAAAACTCCGGCACAATCTTAATAAGAAACTTCTTATTCCAATCCTCCATCGCCGCATAAAATCCCCGAAACTTCTTGCTGAACACAATCACCCGATACTTCTTCTCATTCGTATCAGGAGCCGTCACCTCAATAATATCCCCCTCAAACATCCAAACCCCTTCACGGTCAGGCTCCCCCACACACTGTCCAATCGTCCCCGAGCTAATCTGAAACCGCCCATCATCATTCACAATATACGTACACCCATTATGAAAATCTTCTTCCAAATGCCCAATCTCCATCGTATCCATAACACCCGACAGCATCAATTGCCCCCGAAACAAATACCTCTTGTCATATCGCGTTTTCAACCCTGCCACACCCCAATCTTCTCTTTCAATTCAGGCATATCGAACAAATTACCCACAACCTCCAATTGCTTATGTATCGTCAATGATAACACATTCCTAATCGACGGCACATCAACGGCAAACCGCGCCTCCATCTCATCCCAAACTATCTTCCCATACCAATCACCATGCCACAGCGACTTAACAACATCCCCCTCAAATATCGCCACCCCATCATTATCATCCACTCCCGAACACATTCCCAGCGACTCCGGCACAATCTCATATATCCCATCACGACATACCATATGCACCCCATCACCCTTCAACAACTCAGGAGCCACCCTCCCCACCAGCCATATACCCTTCTTCGCCGTCCAACGCCCCCTGCTCAAATACCGCGCCGCCACATCCCCACAATCAATCTTACTCAGCAACAACTTCGGTATCCCCGCCACCTTAGTTATTTTTTTCTCCGTCCACACCGGCTGCTCTCCCTGTTCCATTACTTAATCTCCCTCTCTCTCGTCCCCCAAAACGCAAACACAATCGAACCCACCAACGCCACACCCAGCACAATCAATACAACCAACGTCCACATATCATTCAGTCCCTCCATACACTCCACATACCAAGGCCCGTACCCACCGCAATCAGCACCACCGATATTATCGTCATCCACCCATTCATTCATACCACTCCCACAAATACCACAATATCAACAACCAAATTACCACCCACGGCATAACCATCTACCCACCCTACTCACCAACACCATCGCCTCTATCCCCAACCCCACCAACAAACACAGCATCCCCGCCCCAATTATCAAACGAATCACCACATCCACAACATAACCCAGCACAACCATCATTCCTCATCATCCCCCCATATCACCCACATGCAATAAGCCACCATCATAATCACTCCCCACGCCACCAACCCAACCCCAATCATCCCCCAATTCATACTCATCGCATCAATCCCCCGTCAATAACATAACAATCCCAATAACTATCAGCACCAGCAACGCCATTATCTCCAAATTCATTGTACACATTCCCCCCAAATACCAACAGCAAGCCACCACCTCTCAACAGCTTGCTTCCTTTTTCATTCTTCAAACTTTTTGAACTTCGTCCAAAGTATAAGCTCGACCACTTTCTACTTCAAACATAAGAGACTCATCCCATCTCTCCCAAACACAGTCCCAGCCAATCAAACCAGCATTTCTCACACAGATTCATCTTCTAATACAGCGGATTACTCCACAGCTTTCAATCAACGTCAGCTTCGATTCACACGCACATCACTTCCGCTCGATGCCGCATTGCACTTTCGCCCGACTCTCTACTCACAGGAGGAAAGAAGAATCATAAAGAATACGCTGTCAAGATGCCCGAAACCAGATAAAGTATATCATCTAATTCCATGCTTGACAAGTCCATAACAATCCATTAAGATACGTCCCAGCTAGACCGAACGTTATCGCTTTCTTCGGCGTATTCTTCTTTTCACGTCAATCGGTACGCGCACCGGTGGCATGAAGCGCGAGGATTAAAGATACGACCGTATAGAAACTAGAGCTAGTAGGCCAAGCAGGGGGAATTGTATCAATCTAATTGTGTACGATTCCCCTGTTTTAACTCAGTTTAGTGTCACGCTGTTCCACAGTTAGTGTCACGCTGTTCCACGCTCCTTTCTATCGCTGCCATGTTTGGTTTCCGCATGGTACGGTGGTTTTTACTACAAGTTACACCCTGCTACACTGGTTCCACAGGTAACGTTTCAATCCACGATAAGCTCCCTTGTACACGAATACAGGGGAGTTTATTTTATGTGTGCATACAGGACTGTTAGAACATAAAGAGTAAAAAAAATTTTTGAAAAATTTTTAGATGAACAATAACGGTTATTCTTTTGAAAAGGTATAGCTAGTACCCCTCTATAGCTGGATTTACTATCTCTCGTTTTGAACGCTGCGATGAAAGAGAATCACTCACGCTCCGGTCTGCGCTCTCTGACGGAACACATGGGTACACTTTGTTGACACTCTGTACACACATTGAATGGAATAGCTATTTTGTTGAATGAAATAGCTTTAATAGCTATGCAATTTCAAATGGTTACTTTAAATTATATTGTTCCGGGTAACTCTTAACTTTAAATTTTAAATCGGTAAACGGTAAACTACTTTATATTATAAGATAAATGCTCTGAATAGGCTTCATATAAGCAATTGTTTAATAAATACTAATATCATTTGAATGATAATTGAGTAAACGATAATCTTATTGAATGAGTATCAAATATCATTAAATGCTTGTATTTTGTGTGATTAGGATTATACTACTAATTAGATACACAATACTAATATAAAGGAAGTGTTAAAAATGAGTAGTAACAACCTGTACAAACAAGCAATAGCGCAAATAATGTCAACGTTTAACGTATCGCGAGTAACTAACGACGTAACAAGCGAAACAATAGTTACAAGCGATACAGAACATCAAAAAATCGTATGTTCAATAACTAAAGGATTGATAAAGAGTAAACGATTTAATGACATTGCAGTATATGACTATATTTTTAATTGCAATGTCATAACAGATAATGCAAGTAATTTCAATTGTGAGGATTATATCAATCAAGCACTCTTGCATTATTACGACGCGATACGCATAAACAATAGCGAGTATACCGCATTTACAACGGTAAACTACGATAATAAACGTAAAGGCTATAACAAGCCGTATACCGTAAGCTATGCAAGCCGTAAGCATGATATAACATTTCACGCGATAGAATCGCTCAATCCGATTCTTTACGCTATAGATATGTTATGGTCAGAAATTGACATAAGGAACAAACAAGCCGATAAACAAGCGTATCTTGACGATTTACACGTAACAAGCGAGTATCAAGCCGATATAAACAGTGACGATAAACTCGCTCAAAGAATAGCCATACTCAATAATGCGATACTCAATCCGATTGAGCATGTAGAAAATAACGACGATTTAAAACGGCAAAAATTAGCATTATCCATTTATGCTAATTCTAAAGGCATTAACATTTTATCTACTGCTATTAAAGATAAAGAGGATAAAATGTTTGATAGTTTAACTCTCAATCGTGTTTTTGTTGAAATAGTAAAGGATAGAAATGATTTTTTAAAGCATATTAAACTATGGAAAACAAGACACGACGAAACAAGCGCAACGGCAACGGTAAACGATAAGAAATATATCGTTAAACAGTTAAAAACGTTGAAAAGTATCGCAACGGCTTATAAACCTCTTTGGGATATATACCGTAAAGATACAGTTTTAACGGCAAAACAGTATATACTCGATAAAATCGAAAGTTTATCGCGTATAAACGACGACGACGACACAACGACGACGACGGCAACGACGACAAACGCAATGATACGTACAACGGCAACGGCAACGGCAACGGTAAACGGCAACGGTAAAACATTACTTGCAAGCGTTGACATTATCGAAACATGTCGTAAACGTAGTTATACCGCATGGTTATTAGGCAACGATAAAATCAAGTATCAAAACAAGCCGATTTTAGAATTGCCCAAAGTAGTATAAACGCAGTAATAGCAACGATTGAGCGAGTTTTTATAACTCGCTCAATTTTTTTTGTGTTTTGTGTGATTTTTTGTCATTCCTATTCTGTATATATAGTGACAAGCGCAACGACGACGGCAACGACGACGGCAACGACGACGGCAACGACGACGGCAAAACAAGCCGATACGAATTTTTTAAATTCGTACATGTTTTGTGTGATTTTTTGTCGTTCCTATTCTGTATATATAGTGAGTAGTCAATCTGATACGCTTGACTATAGGTTACTACTTACTATGTAACATGCGTGAAAGTGAGGGATTGAACATGGCACGACGTAACAAGCATCAAGCTATTCAATCCCAACTGTACCTTGAAGCAGTTACGCAGAATGAGCAGTTACAAGCTGGCTCAAGCAAGCGTAGCAAGCCCGCGAGATTGCAGGCTGATTCAAAGGTCCAGTGGGATAGTAGCTGGCAGCAGTTATTGGACTTCGCGATTGCAGGCTACGAGAAGCTGACGTAGCTGATTGCAGGCTAAAGTAATTGCCTGCTAACAAGCAATAGTTGATTGCAGGCTATTGTTTGTGAGCAGTTAATCACTTGGAGGTGAAAACATGTCAACGCACGAGGAATTATTGCAGGCGATAGCTCGCAAACGCGAGCGTCAGGAGCTGCAAGTGTTGCAGGCGCGGCGTAATGCCGACACGCCGGATTGGGCGAACGATGAGTTCGCCCTGTGGCTGGCGCAGGGTAGCTTCTCCATTGGCGCAACACGGATAGCATAGCAGGGAGGGATAGCAATGTTGCAGGCGCAGGTAATACAAGCCACGTCCGACGACGGCGCAGGAATGAGCGAGGCCGAATACAGGCAGTGGCGTATCAAAACACGGCAAGCAAGCAAATTGCTGGACGAGCTTGACAGCATCGTTCGGCAGCTCACACGGCGCGAGCCATTGCAGCAGGTCATCGGCAAACGGTAGCAGGCCATGATAGCTACCGTGCAGGCCGAGGGATTGCTGGTCACTACCGGCTATACGCCGATTGCAGGCCAGTACGAAGAATATGTTGACGAGCGCGGACATACTCGTCGGCGTAAAACAGACGCGAGTGACGCGCAGAGAGGGGATAGCAAAATGACAGCAACGCAGGCAATGTTGGAGGGTAACAACGTCGTAGCAGTACAGAGCCACTATCGCAGGAAGAAAGGCTCGAAAGCGGATGCGAGCGCGGCGTTGCAGGCCGTCACGCCGAACGTGGGCACGATTGCCGACTTGGAGAGGCAGCTCGCGGCGTTGCAGGCGCAATATGCCGTAGCCAAGCAGCAGGAAGCGGACAGCGCAAAAGCGGCAGCGGCGGCGAAAGCGGCAGAGCGCGAACGCGCTGAAAAGGAGCGCGAATATTGGAAATATTTCGCCTTCACCGAGATAGCAGGTGAGGCGCAGACGTTGCGGGTCTACGACCTCGGACACAAGAAGGTCGTGCAGGGCTTGAAGAATGGCAAGGTCCTGTGGGCGTTGCACAGCGACCGCTTGAATGACGCGCAGAAAAGCGCGTTGCTGGACGCAATAGCGTAACGCGAACACGCACATTGCAGGGCATACAGCATCTGGACGCTGGCGGCATTGCCGCGAAACCAGTAATTGCCCGATGAGTAAACTTGCAACGAGCAGGCTCAATCAAGCAACACACAAAGCGATTGGGCTTGCTAATGCAGGCTTACGCGATTGCTTGCAAATAACTTGGTGAAACGAGGTGAAAGCAATGCCCGATTGCAGGTATTGCAGGGAAAACCAGAGCAAAAGCTGGTGCTGCGAGTTGCCGTGCGGCTACAGCGAGTGTTCGTTGGCCGCACACTTGCGGCACGGGTTCACAGAATCCGAGTGGCGGCAGATATTCATGCTGCCAGAGCAGGCGGAGCAGGCGTAGCTGATTGTTGGTTGGATTTTTCAAACTTGGGATTGCAGACGGGGACGGGAGCTACCCGTACCCCTAAATACTACTGGAGGTGTTGTAGATGATTCAGAACAAGGTGTTGCCCATGCAGTGCAGGATGACGGAGAGCGTCGTAAGCTGCGACAAATGCGCGATCAAGATGTGGCTGACGGCGGCGTTGGGCGCAGAGCCCGAAAGCTGGACCCCGGAAGCCATTGCCATGCTGCCGTCGCGCCGGGACAGGCACAGGGCTCGGAAATATATCAACAATTGCGGGGAGCAGCGGGTGTATAACTCCGAATTGCACAGGAAGCACGTAGCGGCGCAGGCGGCGCGGCGGGCGGCGTAATAGGAATTTTCAAACTTGGGTGCGGGTGCTGAAATGGGAGCTACCCGTACCCTTGATTGGAAATTTCAAACTTCCAGTAACAGGCGCAAATGGGAGCTACCCGTACCCTTGTTTGCGCTTGTTATTGCAGGTTTGATTAGCGACCTGACACCAATACTTGGAGGTTACTGAAATGACTGTCAGCAAATTTGAAATGTTACGAGTACACCGAGTACCATTTCGGGTAGTGTGTAACATCTTGAACCAGTTTACCAATGTGGACGAACGCTACTCGCCAGAAGCAATGGTGGCGTTGGAGAACAACCCGGAGCAGGTGGCCATAGCCTTGTCCCATTCGTGGGGCGGCAGGCGAATGGTAAACCCCTGCACCGGGTGTAAAGGCACGGAGTACGTGGACGGCTTCGATGGGAGCGACAACAATACGTTCACATTGTTTGGCCCGGACGAAATCAACGAAGTCTGCTTCGAGAGCGGAAGCAGTGGAACATTTATACGCGCATGGTATCGGGGAGGACAGCGGGAATTTAATTGGAGCATTGAAATAGGCTGTCCCGTCATGCAAGATGGAAGCCTGTATCGCCGTCACTACTGGCAAGTGTTCGCATCGCAAGTGGTAGCATTTTGCGATGCGGAAATCGCGCAGATGAAATATGAACAGCGCGAGCCGCTTACCGATGAACGCATTGCAGACCTGCAAGAAACGAAACGGGTAATCGAGCGACAGGCGCAGTACAGCCTGTGAAAGGAGTGATACCATGCGATGGTAAAGCTGTCAACAGCGAAGCAACGCATCGAGTTTGGGCGGGAGCTGATGAAAACAGGGCTAAATCAGTTCCCGCCCCGACATTGTGGGGGGAAGCTACACCCACATCACTGTCACGGTTACGCCGATGAAACACCGGCGTATGACGAGTGGCGTTGCCTGCTGGAATTGCATGAAGAACAACCGCATCGTTTTGAGCTGGCATGGCGGTCGATGGACGCATTGAAACAGGCCGACCAACGGTATCTATCGCGCTGCGAGCGCAAATATAGCTATGCGGAAGGAGGGAAGAAGTAATGCGATGTAGGGATATTTCAAACGGGGAGTGCCGGGTGTTCCCGGAAACAACCCGTGGGATTGCATGGGCGAAGCAAGAGGCTGACCGGTTGCGGCAACTGGCGGCCAACACTGACGTACCACAGGAACGGGGGGTACTGTTAGTTAAAGCTGCGGATGAGCTTGAGGACGTGAGCGTCAACATGGCCTCAAGGCTTATTAACAGGGATTGCGCCCATTGCCCACGCAATCCCGAACGATGATGAAAGCTCTGCACGGCTGGCCCTCGGACTGGACCAGCGAAGTAGAGCAAATGTGTGAGGCAATCGTGCTGATTGCCAAGCACGAGGACGTGAAGGTGAATTGGAAGGACGACAACGCCTATATAGCGTTCGTACCTTCCCGCAATCGAATCGAAATCAGCCGTGGTGGGGTAATAGACACCTACCATACGGTTGGTGGCCGGTACGTCCAGTTGAACAACGCGACGGGCAAATATGAAGTAATAGCCCGTCGCATGTATTCAACAGCAATTCAGCTCGGAGTGGTAATGGCAAATATGCCGCCCGACAGGATTGAACACTATGGGGGATTGGAGGACATTGCCTATGTGCTATACATGGCAATGGAAATACGGGCATGTTGAAAGAGACCGAAACCCGTAACCGCATGTTAGAAACACTACCACAACGCACAAAGGACGCGCTACAGGCATTGTGGGAGCATGGGGTAGCCACGCAGGTGTACTATCTGCTGGCCGCTTGCAATTGCATGGCCGAAGCAAGCCGATATACCGGCTGCCTCGTCTGCAACCGTGATGTGGTGTATCACTGGCAATGGGTGGACGGGGTAAACAGGGAGTTGAAAGTAACTTATTGCGACTACTGCGGGTGGAGGTCAGTTCCCGATGGCGTCCTGCAAGCACCTGTAGTAAGATACGCAGAAGGAGGTGAAACACCATGAAGAAGCTGTTTGTGTAGACAATTAAGGCCGTACACCGGCGACAGGCCCGGTACTCCCAACAGCGGGGGAGCCGGGCCTTTTCAATTGCAGTCGCAGGTAATTACTTTTGTACGCACAAAGGGAATTACTTGTGTTTGCAATACATTACAGCGAAGGAGTGAGGGGTATGCGGGAATTGAAGTGGGAGAGCTTCCGGGAAATGTTCGACCTCGGTGTTCCACGTGATGGGCATGTAACGTGGAAACGGGAGGACAGTAACTTTACCGAATTTGAGTTGCGCTGCAAAGAGCGCGAAATGGAGGTATACGGGTACGGATACTACGACGGGGACTACCCGGTGGCCTTCCTGCGTGTTTATTATCACGTCACAACCAGCGGATACATGGTTGTGAAGGGCTATGGCGTGTACTTGGGCAAATATATCCACCCGAAATACTGCCCACAACAGATTCGATTGTGGATACAGACCCGGATTAACGAGCTACCGGGCTGGGACGGGAGAATGGACGGGTGATTATCAAATATCCGGTATTGAACAACGGGGACATCTGCTATACGTTGACTCAGGCGTTGGAGTGCGCCATGAAGCAACCATTGCTCAAATGGTGTACATACCTGTTTCGTTCACCAGCGTCCAGTATTTTGCACCGGTCGATGATACGCCTGTATGTGGAGCGGGACCACACAGGTAAGCTGGTTGATTATCAGGTGCGCACCGACCGAGTACAGGAAGGATGGGAGGTGTGACATGGTTGTACGTGGGATGACGAAATTTGACCGACTGCGGGAGCATGTCGGCCACCACATCGTTTGCGTAATATATGGTGATGTCGAAGTCAGCATCGAGTGCGAGGACTGCAATGAGGTCCTCTATAGCGTACCAAAGGAGGATGATTGAGCATGACAAATAGCGCAAGCACATATCTATTCCAAACGAACGTCCTAAACATGACACAAGAACAGTGGGACGACGTTATGGACAAACTCGACCGCACCATCACAGTGCGGGAGGCCAAGGAGCTGTACGAAGTCAAGCAGAAATCGACTTCCGTACATTTCGCGGCATATCAGGCCGCTGTCGCTGAGGAAGATGCAGCACGGAAAGAGTACCTGATCGAGATGCGCAAGGCGTTCCAAGCATACGTGAAGGAACGTGCCGAAGGTGGGGGTGAAGATGCGTGAAACAGCGTGGGGAGGCACTTGACGAGTTGCTAAAGCAGAAACGGGAATGGAAATCCAACAAGCGGAAACGTGAGTTGGAACGCACCCGCACCCTCAAACTCGCCGCCGCGCAAGGTAAGCCGCGATGACGTTATTATCCCGGATCAAGCAAGAGTATGAGAACCGAGATGCCGTATATCGTGCTGACTGCCTGCTACGGGGACAATGGCACAGCATCTGGAGCAAGTACAGGGAGTTGCGGGACGAGCTGGCGAAGGTAGAGCAGCGGCTACTCCGCACATACGAGCAGAACAAACAGGGCCGTAACATCGACTTTCATTGGCCGGACGAAAGAAAGCCGAATTACGAGCCTATTGTGTGCCCCACTTGTGGGCATCAGACATGGGAGCTGCCAAATGCCGAAGCGGAATAGGCGCGGAGGCATCTACTGCCTAGAGTGCAAGGTCTGTACCCGTAAAGTACAGAATTGCACAATACTTCTTGAGACTGCAAAGCAATTTCAGCAGTCCGAGAAGGAAATGGAACGGCTCGCACAGCGGCTAATGGTGCTGATTCACGAGGATATGCGGGATAACGTACCCTGCCTGTTCTCACCATGCCCCTGTACAAAGTGTGAGGCACCAAACTTTATCGATCACCGAGAGGGGGAATAGCAATGAAGTTCAGGACAGACGCAGAGTGGGACGAAACTATTGCTGCGTTGTACAACAGCGCAGATGTACAAGAGTCGCGGACCACGCATGAGCAACTTGAGCAGCAAACGGCTGAGATGTTGTTGCGGTCTGTGGAGGCCGTCAACAAGGCTGAGGATATGGTACGCCGATACTTTGCGGAGGCGGTGACAACCTACAAGAGGCACTTTAACCGCCCCCAAAGGTTTAATGGCACCGAGCAAGAGTTACGGGACCATGTGATTGCAACACCAACGGTCCGCAATGCTTTGGGCGACGCACAGGTGGCCGCTGAGGAAGCGGCAGACGCAATACTAATGCACATGAGCGCACATCTACAAATGGAGCAGGCGTGGAAGGAATATATGGACACGCTGAAAGAAGAATACGCCTTGCTACCATTACATGGCGATGATGACAAGGAGGTAAAGAAGGAGGATGTCGCAAGCACGGACTAAGACTGACATGAGGGCGTACATCTACTACGCCTTATGCCTGCAAGTAAGGTTCTATAGTACGCTGGCCGACGCTCATAAGTGGCGGAACCAAGCCAAGAATGAGTATTACTTGGAACGATTGGGTCAGGTGCGTAAACTGATGCTCGGTATGGAGGACCTATACCCCGACATGATGGTACGGGATAGAGGCCGGTTCATGCCGGTAAGTAGCTATTCACCCCGTGATATTACAACACGAGGGGTTATCCGCTACATGGGCGAGCATAACCAGCCCACAATCTGCATAAGACAGGAGGGTGAGTGAGGTATGGCATCGGTAAGTTTCAAGTACCCTGCGTACAACCCTCGGCGGTTCAGCCAACCGTGGGGCGCAGTGGTATGGTTCAACGAAATGTCCCGGTCCGAATATGACTTTAGCAAAGGGACATTCGTTGGGACCGCTGAGGAAGGCGGTCGAGTAATCATTACATGCAAACGAGGGGACATTATCGCGACCGGCCAGAAGGACTGGCGACGTGGTAAGGGCTACAACACGTTTAACGACTGGTACATAGTAGGCGAGGACGGGGAGCTTACCAAAGTTTCACAGGTGGAAGCTCTTGACCACTTCAATGAACGAATGGAGGTGCCTCAATGAGCAGCAGTGCCGACCTGTATATTCCGAAATTTAACCGGGCGTACATGTGGGGGATTAGGAGGCAGCTTGAAGATGCCCTGAAAGACCCCTCAGAGCCCCGTAGAACGTTGGAGTGGATGTTCGAGCGGTATCATGACGCTCAAACCGAAGTTGACCGGATCAAGACGGATATTACACGTCTGGAGAGAGAGCTACATGCGGCAGGCAAGGAGGTAGATATGGCAATGGACATCTACCTTGAATTTGCAAAGAAGGTATTGAAACCGGAGAAGCCGGATGCCGCCAGTAGCTGACCTTGACAAGTTCTGTGAGGAATTGTATTCTATTCCCACAGTTCGAGAAGCATTTAACACATGGAGGGCGGCAGTTAAGGCACGGGAGCTGGCCGAACAGTTTGAGGCAACCGCTCAAGACACGTACTATCGTACTCTGGATCGCATCTTCCAGACGATGGGCGTAGTATAGACAAACAGGCTGATGACCGGCCACTAGCTAGGCTGGCACAGTCATATACGCAAACGGGCCGGACGGAATACCGAAGATGCCCGAATGATTGCGGGAAGGGAGTGAGTCCACCGGCTGTATCAGGGTGAATTTGACAACCATAGTTTATTAGAGGACTTTTCACAGAGGGGCACTGCGTCACAGCGCGGTGTCCCTCACTCTTTTGGGAAGGAGAGATGAGCAGATGAGCAGAGGGTTTTTCGACATCAACAACTATCTGAACACCACCAATACTGGAGAGGGGGAGAACATCCATATGAGCAACGACACTACTACAACCACCAAGAGGAAGCGCGGAAGGCCAACAAAGAACGCCGCCGCCGCCAACACTACTACCGCTACCGCTACGCCGCCTGTTACCAAGCCTGCCGCGATAGTATCAACCGCACCGACCGCACCGACCGCTGAGGAACTGGCCGCGCAAATCAAGGAACTGAAAGAGGCTCGCAAGGCTGCCTTGGAGGCTGAGAAGGCCAGCAAGAGGTATTGGGAGCAGGAAACTGAGGAACAGATTGTCTCGTCGGACAAGAATATCATCACCCTGTTCAGGAACGCTGGGGTGTTACAAGTGAGTAAACCCATGTGGAAGAATAAATCCGGGGAGATGGTACATGGAAAATCCGTAGGAGTCGATTTACACTCCTTGGGCCGAAATGGTATCATGGAGCTGGTAAAGGCCCTGACAGCCTACGCCGAGAACGTTTAGCGACACAGCGACAAAGACCTCTATAAGGGGGGGGAAACCCCCCTTTGCAGATTTCTCACGGGTAGTAAGGACTTTACTTCCGTTTATGAAATAAAGGTCAAAGGGCCTTTTACTTTAAGTTGGGGGGGTATTTTACAAACCCGTATATAGCGCGGACTTATATTACTTTTACTATCAAGTAAAATCCTATATAAACTGGATTTATATATACCAACGCAGGAGGGGCTGAAAATGAGCAAGGCAATGAGCGGTGCAACCATGTATCAAATCATCAGGCACAAGGCAGCGTACCTCTACGCAGATTGTGTGGAGGCAACGCACGAGGGGACGGATGAGCATAGGATAAAGCTATCATATATCCGTTTCCAGTGTATGACGGAATTGATAGCGCAAATCGTTCCCGATTGCAAACTGGATAAGGAGTTGGCTGACATTCGGGGCCTCGGTGGAGAGATGGGCATGGAAAGAATTGAAAATGAGCGAAAATTGCGGAAGGAGGAATTTCAGAATGGACAAGCAAAAGGTTTTTAAAAGTCTGCACTTGTTCAAAAGGGAACACTTGGTGTTTATGTTGCTACAAAGCGAATTGCGGGGCATATTTAACACTGTTATTGAGATGAACTGGCACGAATACACCACCCGGAATTGGGAAGCGTACATCAAAATGTACACGTCCACTGAGGACGAACCGGTGTATGTGCCGCATCCAGTGAGCAACAACATAGCATTTCACCGGATGTATCAGGAAACTATGCGGCTGTTCACCAGCAAAAAGCTCGAATGGGAGATGCACACAGCCCATTATGAGTTTATGGGGTACGATTTTGTGGCGAGAACATTGTTCGCTACTATCAGCCAAGCGTTCCAGACCATTACGGTCAACATGAAATTCGACCAGAAAAAGGATGATGCAGATGAAACCACCGCGCAACATGACCATAGCGCATGTGGTAGTCGTGTACCGAATAGGGGAACAATATGAACTGGTTGTTCCTTGGGAAATGAGTGATGGAGAGTGCAATGAACTCATCAAATCATTCGGCAAGAAATTACAGGAGCAGGAACGGTTAGCACGGACCGTCATTCAGGACGGGTTTGACTATGAAAGGAGGAAATAAATGACAGAACTTCCGGGCAAAATGTGGAGCTATCACCGACTGCTGTTTTGGTATTTATACTCTACGCTACTTCGTAGCTATGACGTATACACCATATTCAGCGAAAAGCAAGTGTTTCCGACACCAGAAGCACGAGAGCGTATGAAAGAACGCATCGAGCATAACTCTCGAATGTTGGATACGCTGTGCTGTTTTGTGATGGGATTGATTGACCAGCATCGGGATGAACAGCGTGAAAATAAAATCTACACACCTGCGCACGTGTTCATTAACTCGCTGGGTCAGGAAATTGATATTCAGGTTGGAATGGATTTTAGCAACGGCAAAGTCACTGTGTCTCAAACAGGGGGTTACTCGCCCTATGGGAAAGTAACCGGGAGAAAAACAATCGTTGAAGGGGGTAATGAATAATGGGTACAAGAGGTGCAATCGGATTCAGGAACAGCGGACGGGATTATATAACATACAATCACTTCGACAGCTATCCCGGATACTTGGGAAATGGACTGCTCGGTGAGCTGGCAGAAACGAATATCCCGCACTTGCTACACATCGCAAGCAATCTGATACTGGTAAGTGACGACGAGGGCAGCCCGAAGCCGACCGACATCCAAGTCAGAGAGTGCAAGGAGTACGTGAATCTCACCGTGGCATCTCGCGATGAGTATTCGTGGTACTGCCTGCTCCGGGGCACACAGGGCACACTGAAACCTTACATCGCGAAGGGTTTGCGCTACATGATCGACAGTAGCACCTTCATATACGATTCGTTGTGGTGTGAGTACGCTTACATCGTAAATCTGGATAAAAACCAATTCGAGTTTTACAAGGGATTACAGCTACGGCTGGACCCGACGAACAGGTACAAGGTGGACGAACCGCATGAAGTGCCGTTACTTCCCAACGAAAAAGGCAATGATAATGAGGAAGATGCGGACTCGGCGGCAATCAGGAGGCGGTACTACCCCTGCCGACTGTTGGCAGCATATGACCTGAAAGAAATCTGTAACGCGAAAGATGTTCCGGCGATGATTGCGCGAATCGTCGCTGATATGGAACAGCGTTCGGAAAAAGACTCCAAATATAACAACGGAGATAACGTGTAATGTGCAGGGTCCTACTAGCGACCAAGAAACGTCTGCAAGAGTATGAAAAGCAATACAGCCTACTGGACCTGATGCACCATCTGGAAAAAGAGTGCGGCGGTCACGGCAATGGGCTGACACTGTTCAGCAACAAAGCGGAAGGAAAGTGGAAATCGCCGAAGTATCAGGCGATTTTCCACAAGAAGGGTATGTCATATACCGTGGAAGAAGTGCTTACGCACATACAGGAACGCATAGCCGACACGGACTTGGTAATGTTCCATACCAGAATCGCCAGCGTGGGTGACATATGTGACGAAATGTGTCACCCATTCTATTACAAAGGCAAAATCACCACGTGGAACTTACCAACCAATGACGATTGGTGCTTGGAAAACAATACGGAGAATGAAATATGGGGTCAGATGAATGGCACCATATATGACTTCGATCAACTGTGTGAGCTTGTGGACGAGAACGACACACAGCTCATGCTACGCACCATCATCGGCCTGCCGGAAGCAAAGATTCACAAGGCATTGATAGACTCCCGGCAGGTATGGACATGCGTAATCAACGGTGTGCCCTTCGTAACCAAGGGCAACGGGAGCTTAACTGAATGGGTCCCGAGAGATGAGCGCATCAGCATGAAGGAGTTTTTCTTCGTAAGCTCGCTGCCAGTGGACTTGAAAAGCGAAAATAGTCCGCTTGGGTATCTGTTCAGTTTTGACGGCACCAAGCGTTCGACAAAGAAGCGGTTGGACGAGGACCGATACAACAGGTACGACGATTGGTACTACCGTAATCAGGGTCGTTGGCGTGACGATGATGATGAACGGTACGGACTGACAACGCACAGCGCAATAGCTGGTATCGGTTACAAGGAAGATGTTATGACCGATGAAGATTTGTTGGACGATGACGATAACTTAGGTGTTGAGTTTGAGCGTGAAATCGACACCAACGAGGACCCGTCGTACTATGAAGGGTTTGATGCTGGTTACAACGTAGGGTATACCAACGGCGTGAAGGATACCCAAGAAAAAATAGAAGCCGCAGCTAAACCCAAGTCTAAATCACCCCCGACAAAGGAGGAACGCTTGGCAGCGTTGAAAGAACATGGAATTGTTACCGTGCAATCCGTAACTCCCGGTCAGAAACGACATAAAATGTAGAAAGGTGGATGTAATATGAGCGACGATACACGCAGCATCGACAGACTGCAAGAGCTTTGCGGTCTGTCATACGTAAACATTCGTGACGATGTATCCTGTATATTGTCAAACATCCCGCCGACAGCAAACATATACGAGGATGTCGTGTATCGTCTGTATCATGACGACGACAGGGCACCGTATGTGGAATTTCTATGCAATGCGGCGATCAAAATGATTGAAGAACAGCCGATAAATTCTGTGGAGTATGACAAGATATTAAGCTCGTTAGTACCGCATGAATATCTGCTGGCTGCAACCTCTCAAGAACTGTCGAATGATATAGACTCAGACGGCATACCCATGTTGATAAAGCAAATTGCCGTTAAGTTTGTCGATGTGGCATACATGCTACATGTGAAGAAGGTCAACTGGAGACAGCAGATTCTTCAAGCAACCGGGCCTGACAATACAATGTTGGGCGGTCGGGACTACAACCGCGAACTGAGCTACATCAACACGCTACAGCACAACGTTTACTTGCAGCTCAGTGAGCGGACATTTACCAAGATGTGTTCGCACACCACAAACTGCATCGTCGGTACGGAAGATAGCAACTTCACCTTACCGTGGCCGCTACAAGAAACGTTGTTGCTCGGCTCGCAAGCGGCGGGGATAAAGCACTACGAAAATCCATTCTCTGCAATGACCGCGCATCTGCACTATCGCACCAGCGAGTACGACTACCCCGCATGGAAATATCGGGAAATCAGCCGTCTGGTACTCGAACAGCGGCTACGTAATATGATGTTCGGCGAATGGTTCTTGAATAGGCAAACCATAACGGATACCGGTTTGCTTGTTGGTATGCAGAACATTGTTGTGCGTCCGTATGTGATGCCGCGAACCGGCCTCCAGCAGGAGTGCGGATTGTGTCATAACCTCGCGGATTGGGGCGATATGGTATCGTGCATAGATACCGGATTGACTAACGTGAACGACATGGAACACCAGCTACCGTTAGCCAACACCCTGACACAGCCCAACAATTACTATTCGCTGATGACACGCATGATATGGGTATGCCCTGACTGCCGTGACAAGGCATGGGACATGAATGACCCGGCGCACGTGGGCAGACGGACACAACCGGACGGTCAGATTGTAAATCTGTACCTGAAACAGTGTCCCGACTGCGAATCGTACTACATAGCCACAGACTTAGACCTACAGAGCGTACTGAATTGGGACGAGTGGCCGGACACATCAATCTCGGATACGGACGAGGGACGGGTAATACTGCCGCGATTCACCGACCTTGAGCGGAGAATATTAAATCTCCAGTGTCCGGCATGTTTCTCCCACACGTTCGTCATGTGCGAGGAATGTGAGTCGCTGCATCGGAACACTGAAATAACGGAAGCGCGATATGAGGGCACTACCCGCTCGATATGTCCATCATGCGCTGACGATAACTACAGCCCGTGCAACCGCTGTAATGAAATGGTTCACATACCGGACTTATCGGATTGGAACGGAGATTGCTACTGCGAATCCTGTTACGATTTGATAGTTGCGGAACACAATCGCCGTGAGTATGATGACTATGACGAAGATGATGAGTACAACGATGAGTACGAGTACAGCACCATCTGCGAGCATCATAACGCAAATGTTTCAATCAACCCGGTACGATATGAGACGGAAGATGACCACACCGAATACCGGGAAATACATGCGCTGCCATACTTCGGCATAGAACTGGAAGTGGATACCCGCAAGCGTCACAATGACTTCGACAAATGCGAACTGGACGACATTGCATATCGGGCGATACAAGTCGGCAAGCGCAATCCATACAGTTACGGTGATGACCTCTGGCACGCTGAGGAAGATAGCAGTTTGTCGTGTGGATTTGAAATGATAAGCCAACCGATGAGTATGCAGTATTGGATGCACGAGTATTGGCCGACTTTCCGGGACATGGTTGATAAACTTCGTGACATGGGTATGTACTCACATGATCCGGGGTCATGCGGCTTGCACGTGCATATCACTCGGAAAGCGTTCGGAAACAGCAAGCCGGAACAAGAGGCCAGCGTCGGTAGGCTGATTATCATCTTCGACCGCTTTTGGGACGAACTGGTAGCTCTATCCCGGCGCACTCAACAGCAGTTGTTTGAGTACGCCAAACGGTACGAGTTAAACTCAAACGACATCAGTACCGATGTGGAAAACGAGACGGACGAATTGCATAACGCCTGTAACGTCTATGACAAGATGCACGATAGCTTATCGAGGTACTATGCAATCAACATCTCCAACTACAACACCATCGAAATCAGAATCATGCGCGGCACGTTGAAAGAATCCACGCTCAAGGCCACGATGATGATTATCTTCTGTCTGTACGGCGCGTGTACATCGTTATCCATCAACCAGATTATGGAAACGAGGTTGCTGCGCGACATACTGAAAGAGGGGTATGAGGTAATCAGGAATCGGTGGGGTATGTGCGGATTGAATGACATGTGGCAGGTAACGATGGACTACTGCCGCAGTAAGGGCGTATGGCCGGTGGAAGTGGATAAAATGGCCATCGGCGAGGAAGATGAGGACGAGGAATAGATAAAACAACATACTCCCCCTCTGGACGATTTGTTTTGAGGGGGAGTATGTCGTCTAATGCGAACACTACAGTCACGGTACACATTATGCTAACAGGGGGGAATAAACTTGTCAAGTATTAAAGTAAAGGCACGAGTAGAACGGACAATCATCGTAGATGCGCAGTATTACTTGAGTGATGTTCCACACCTGCGTAACTATGCGGAAGGAACAAACAAACTCGGAAATCCCTGCTTATTCTATATCTCACAGATTGAGTATTCACCGGATTCTCCCCGTGTAACAAGCGAGAATTTATGGACGTTTTTTTTTCAGCACGGCAAATATCAGCTTGCCGACGCACATGCGAAAGACATTCGCCGACATCGAAAAGATTACTACATGGTGAATGTCTATATGATGGATCACTCCGGGCTATACCTATCCACAAATCCATTCGGCTGCCCGTGGGACAGCGGCCAGTTAGGTTATGCGTATATATCGTATGACAAACTGCGTAAAGAATATGACATCGCCGCCGACGCGCCAATACCGACACATGTAACACAAACTGCCGTCCATCAATTGGAACAGGAGCTGGCAATGTACACCATGTATCTAAATGGTGATGTACATGGACTTGGTTATATCGACATGAAAACCGGCGAGAACGAGTATATCGGAGATTATTATCTCGGTCTCAGCAATGTAGCAGACCAAGAGGACATGCTTTCATTCATGATTGACAACGGTATTGATGAGAAAATGGCAGAGTCTATGCTAAAGGAGATGATTGAAGCCTGATGATTACCGCGAAGGAGCAAAAAGCATGGCAAAAGAAGCACGACCGTTTGCAGGAAAAATGGAATAGACTGTACCAGCGCAGTGGGGTATCGGTGCAGCTTTATTCGGTACTCACCATCTTTTGCACCGTGGTTTATATACGCTACAGCGACGGCGGCACTATCTGCTGTGTATGCGTATACACCACCGACGAAATAACCGACGACTTGAAATATCACAGGTTCTGCGGTTATGGTGATGCGCACGGCTATGGATACAACAGGGCACTGGATTCGTTGAAAATTGCGTGGAAGGATTTACAGGACACGATTGAGTACGAGTTTTTATATAACTACGCGCTCAATGACACGGTAAAGCGTAGCGTACAAAACACAAGCCGTCTTTACAAGTGGATTATGGACGTTGACCCGTACAAACTGGAGACACACGGGCTGCGGTGGCTGGAAACCATGCAAACGTTCAATTACCCCGATGAGAACGGCGGTTCAGTACAAACAATCCTGTAAGGAGGTGTGCATATGGAGTGCGGTTGCTGCGGTGGTGAAATGGAATACAACCATGAAACTGACCGGTGGGAGTGTGACGAGTGCGGTACGTATAACGCAGACCCGGATTACTAAAGGAGTGATGATATGGTACAAGGTAAGGTAATAATGGTCCTCGGATTTGTCATGAATCTCGACAGCAAAATGTCAAGCAGTCATGATGCCAAGGGAGCAGACTACATGAAAGAGTTTGCTCAAACTGTAGAAAAAGTTATCGAAGAACTATGCGCTACTGATGAGCGATTCCAACATGAACAGATAATACCTGTTACGTTGGACTTGGTTACTGCCGCCACCGAAACGCCAACACCGCATATAGGGATGGATACCGAAGATTTACCCGAGCTGTTTGAGTGGTATGAATTTCCCAATGAATACGGCGGCAACGACGGCGACGATGAAGATGAATAAAATACAAAGGGGGTAATAAGATATGAAAACAGGTTTGTCGCTCGTGGAAATGGCAACGGAATTGGAAAGACAGAGCAAAGCGAAGAAAGATTATCAGATCACCAACGCTCGCGTCGGCATGTTAGAGGACGGTTCCATCGGGCTCAAAACCACCGACAGCGGCATGATGGAATTGGGTGTCAGTGAATACGCACACGGTCAGATAGCCGCATATACTGACATTCCCAAGAAATACTATGACCGTATGCTCGAAAACCACCCCCGGCTGCTTGCCGCTAACGTCAACACATGGCTACATAAGAAGGAAGGCCGCCGCCTTGTACGCACTCTCGATGGCCGTTGCCGCGCTTTCCTCAGCGATAAGTACAGAATCATCGACAACTTCGCTGTGGCAAGCATGGTGCTTCCCATGCTCTCCGAACTCAACATCGAGTCATGCAACGTAGACGAGAACAGCATGTACATTAAGGCGTTCTCTCCGAAGCTCATGACCGAGGTGCGCGTGGGTGACAAGGTACAGTGGGGCGTAATCATATCCAACGGCGAAGTCGGCAATCAGACACTCACCATCGCGCCGATGAGCTACAGGCTGGTATGTTCCAACGGTATGGTCATGAATGACTTCGGAATGAAGCGCAGACATATCGGCGGTCGCAGCAATGATGAGATTATCGACGCTGAATATAGTATTTTGAGCGACGATACCATCAAAGCGGAAAATAATGTTATCATGCGTAAAGTAAGGGACGTACTCAAGGCATCGTTGTCCGAGAGCAAAGCACAGGAAATGACAAACGTTATGCGGCAGGCCGCCAATGTTCCTATCGTGGCGAAAAGCATCCCGGAAGTCATTGAGGTGGTCAGCACAGACTTCGGCTTCAATGAGGACGAATCGGAAGGCATACTGAATCACCTCATCAAAGGCGGTGATTTGACGAAATTCGGAATCGCACAGGCAATATCGAGACAGGCCGAGGATTTGGAGAGTTACGACAGGGCTACCGATTTCGAGAAACTCAGCTTTAAGGCCATGATAGCTTCCGACAGCGTGTGGGAAAAATGGAACAAGCCGAAGAAAGCTGCGTAAATCAGTACCCCGATAACTGCTGGGAATGTGCGTTCTTACAACTGGTTAAAAATGATGCGATTCCCCGCACGTTTAGTGGAATAAACAAAGTAACACGACATGCGGTAAATGGCTCAAGAGTAAAATGGGTACGTGGATTATGTACAAAAACCAATATCTACGTGTTCATGCCGGAAGCAACTAAAAGCAAGGCAAGAGCTGAGTTAAGTAAAGGCAGGCACAGGAGCTGTCCGGGATTTTCACACGCATTTTAATCATGAGGGGCGGGAACACCCCCCGCCCCTTCCTTTAAGGAGGAAAGGAAAATGATACACAGCATTAAAAAGCTCATAGCAAACCGTACCATCGTGAATAAGCGATTCAGCAGGAAGATTATGCTACGTGTACTCAGCGCACTCACCACCATCGAAGCAACATTCGACTTGGTGTTGAGTAAATCATTTCTCAAACTGCTCTTGGAAATGTACAAGAGCCGCGACAGGCGTGAACGTATGGCCGCTCGGCGCATGTACAAAGAAATACTCCGGCTGGAGGCGAACGCAAAGATGTTTATCTTGGGCGTGGCCGAACTGCGCGAGAGAATAGCCGATTTGACAATGGGTGGCTTTATTGACCCCGCCGAGGACGACGACGACGAATTTGAACCGGACCCGGACATCGACCCTGATGACCCGGACCCGGACCCTGATGACCCCGACGATCCAGACGATCCGGGCCTGTAATTAACAACCGACACAGACAACACAAAACCGGGCGTATGCTCGGTTTTTTCATTTAAAGCAGAATGGGGGAGTAAAATAAAATGACTGGTAAGATTATTCCAATGTCCTCTGTGGAGGATATGACACACGAGGAAATAAACGATAGAATATTGACTGGTATTATCGGCGCACAGCAGCGCGTGACTGACTTGACAAAAACAATATCCGGGTCGAATTTCGTCAATGTTTTACAGGTTATGCTTCAAAGCGACATTGAAGCAGAACAAGAGGCGGCCATCTCCATCTGTACGGAGATAAAGGAATTGGAAGCAATCGCTGCTAATCTACAAGCAATTTGTGCCCACATACGTTTTGCTGTTAAAAACGATATAAAGAATCTGATGAAAGATGGTGGCGCGTAATGAACTTTGATGATCCAGTCGATAAAATGATGAATGAGGTGAGGGAATTACTCGGGCGGGACCTCACCAAACAGCAGGAGATAATCGTTCGACAAATCGCGGAGTATAAAATGTTCTCCGACAGCATGATAACGATGGTTGAAATGATACAGGCTTCCGATGAGTGGGCATCAAAAAATGCATTAAAGATGCTGACGTTCATGTATAAGGATGACACCAAATCGGCACACAAACTCGCGGATATAATGTTAAATATTTTGGGCGATCTCAATACTCAGTGCAGAAAATTAAGCGCAACCTGCGAGATTTTGATTGGGGCACAATATACACGCAATCCAGATGCGGTTGACTGCACCGGCTGCGAAAACTGTAGCAAAGCGTTAATATGTCGTAATCTTGATGGTAAAGGGGGAGACCATGAGGCTACTTGATAAGCTGAACACGTATGTTTCAGCGCATACGAATCAGCAAATAAATCAACGAATTGTCAAAAATATCCTCAAAATCAATGACGACATTGTTGCCGTCAACTCGGTAATCAATGATCACTTCATACCCGTGCTTAAAGAAATGCTTACCGACCCAAGCGTTCTGGAGCATGTGGCAGCGAAGGAAATTCTGGATGAACTACACAAATTACGACAAACAGCACATATCTTGGTACGGACATGCGATAGGGTGAATTATTGGGTGAATTGGGAATCCCCGGTGACTGATGAAATGAAAATTCAGGAAGTCGCCAAAGGAATAACGTATGAAGGTGATTGTCCTATGTGCGGACATGAATTTACATACGACTTAGACGATATAACTGAGTTTTACTTCGTCCGATGCCCCAAGTGTGATAAGCATCTCCGGCCATGCGCTATGTGTCAATGTTGCAGCGATAAACCATGCGAATCGGCGATACGAAAGATAGTCACCGAAGCGCACATGAAGAAGGTGAAGCAATCATGACGTGCCCCGAGTGCCCTACCTGCAAGTATTATCTCTACTTCCGACAGTGCAAAGATTTACCCGATTGCAACACCTGCGGACTTGCGAGAACGTGTGAACACGTACCGGAATGGGGTGATCCGGTGCGCGTCAATTGCTTTTTATGGCAACCTGTAAAGGAGGATAAACAAACATGCGACCAGCCGAAGAAATAAAGAAAATCGAAAAACAGAGCCGTAGCGCACAGAAAGTCTTAAAGCATCTGGTAAACGCGCTCAATGGCGTACCGATGCTCTCCGATGAAATTACTCGGTTACATCAGGAAATTGACCATCTCAAAGAGGCGAACAACGAAGTAATGCGCAGACTCAACAGAATGAGCAATAACCGCCGCTGGCTTGCGCGAATGACAGACATCACCGAACAGGAACAAGAGCCCACGGATGCGGATATAAGCACGGTGGCCATGTTAATGAACAGCAAAGATGAAACATTGGGATTTCTGCGCAGGACTGGTTTTATCACACGACTAGCCGATGAACTCACCAAAGAGAACAGACGGCTGAAATTTGAAATAGAAAAATATACCAAAATTATTGCGCGTAACTGCCACACCTGCGGCAAACTTGGTCAGTGCGGCCTTGACCTCTGCGGAGAAGGTTTACCGGGATATGAACTCAATCAGAATCTGCTGTACTGTTTAACCCCGGACGAAGCCGCCGAAGAAGAACGAAAGGAGAAGGAAAAACTTGAATCAAGCGGAACAGCATGATTACGTCGGGCATCGCGTTCTCGTTCATGGCAGTCCAAACTGGCTGCAAAAATTCCGTGAAGAACATTTTCACGAAGATAACACCAGCGACCTTTCATTCGACTTTGAAACATTCATCAGACAACCAAAAGACTTAGACCGAACAGATACCAGTGACGAAACAAACGAGCTGTATCAAAATCTGTTAGCTGTAATCAATGGCGATGAGAAAGCATTTATCTTTCTGCGAGGAAAGAAACTTGCAAATCCGTTCGCTCTTGAACCAGCATGGGAACGACTGCGCTTCTTGGTTGAGACAGGATACGATTCGTGGGAGACATGGCGGCTCAAACATTGGGGCACTAAGTGGCCTGCGTTTGATACGAGGATAGACAATGAAACCCTCAGCGGTCCGCTTGACTTTGTATTTACCACCACGAATTACACACCACTGCCGATACTCAACCGAATGGCATCTGTCTGGTTGTGCGTACAATTTGAAGTACACGCGCTTCATCTCGGAAATAATTACTGCTACACCGGCTGGTTCAATGCTCCCAACAGAAAACCGCTGTACAGATATTCCGATGATGCCAAGACAATTAGCAAAGTGCGTAGGATAATATATCCTAACTACTGAAAGGAGACTACGCATGGACATATCACGAGACAACTATGACCCAACATTGGACATGATTGAACAGCGGGTGCTTGAAAAGGAAGCTCGGCTGCAAGAGCAACTAAACAAGCAGGCAGTTCGCTGGAAACCACCGCGATTCGAGCGATTCAACATGGTAAAACATGAATTGTTCGATGAACTCTCTGCGCAATTTAAAGTGATGGTCAGCAAGTTTGTTGTAACTGAGGAACCACAATGCGGCAAACTGGTAATACCTAACGACCAGCCGTATGAAATATTGGCCTCAGTAGCTGACATAAACGGACATATTGTAATTCACGAATGGGCATTTGACCCCGCGCCCCTGCATGGCTATAGCGCATCTTGGATATGTCATACAGTTCGTGAATTACAAAAATACACATCCGATTATGCAAACGTTATGCACTGGCAAGGAGATATTATTACCTTCATACGTGATGATGACCTCAAATCCGTGTGCAAAGCGTTTTACGGCAAGATGCAAGCTCAAATGCGTAAACCCGCTGGTTAAAAGTTACATTGACACTAATCGTTATCTGAAATACAATACTACTTGGGAGGTGTAACGATATGGCGAAAAAGGTAGTGAAAAAAGATGGTGAGCGTAAGTTCGGGCCGTACACCGATTTTGATATGCTCACAATGGGCCATAAGTACAAAGAACTCGAAGGCCAGATCAAAATTCTTACAGAGCAAAAGAACGAGCTAAACGAGCAGTTTAAGATGGTTCTGCCAATGGGTAAAAACACCATCATCGGCGATTTGCTGTTCGTCTTGGAAGATAGGCCACGGTCAAACACCGATCACAAATTGGTCAAAAATCTCGTATCCGAACACATGAGTATCCAGCTTGTGAATGATATTTGGGCAGCGGCGACGGTAAAACAGTCTGTTCCCACTTTGTCGGTGAAGAAGATTGATAGCTGATGAACAGACAAAAGTATCCTCAGCAAAATAACTTCACCATAGACAGCGTACACGCCCGATTTAAGGAAAAACAACGGGCACAATCGGAAGTGGTCCACTTCTTTCTGTTCTTTGCTTGGCTGATTGGTGTAGTAATTTGGTTTGCATTGGAATTTATCGCGGAGCCCGGTTTATTACTTGCGCTGTGGTGGATTCCAGTATTCGGCGGCTTAGGAACTTGGATGGAACGCCGAAAAATCAAAAAGGACTGCGAAAGGATAACTGGCAATGACAACTGAAAATCCGCCTCAAATGATGAAACTCGTCATGGAACAACCAGAAAGTTGTTGGTTGTGTCCGTTATGCGTAGGATTCGTACCACAGCGCAGTACGGAGTTACGCTGTATGTGCGTCGGTGTACTCGACAGACCAGCCGTACACAGGGAATTTATGGACACTGGAAAGGGGATAATGGATTTCTGTCCATTGATGCCGGAAAAATGTTAGCCCGAATTACTATGCCCGTTCCGAACTGCTGCGCGGACTGTCGTTTTCGTATAGCCGATTTATCTTGTGACTCTAAAATCGGTGCGAAGTTAATCGCTTCTTGCACAGCGGGGGAACGCCGGATACAAATAAAAGACGACTGGCTGCACAAAGAAGGACGAGCATTTTTCTGTCCGCTGGAAATCCTGTTGGTGCATAACTAATGTGGGTAATAGGTATCTGCGAACTCTGTAAAGCCGTAATCGCTATTAAAACGCCAATGCTTCATGTGCATCAAAAGCACTTGGGCAGCGGATACCTATGCCCCGTTTGTTTCGATGGTCGATTGGTACAAACAACGCATTGCTTCTCAAAGGACTTGGATAAAACTTACGACCAATTACGCATCTCAAATACGCACACCGTGGAGGGGACATTTTGAACGAAATTTATCAGCATATACAAGAAGCGACACAGACTATCATGAACACGATTGCGCTTGGTACACCACGCCATGTATCAGATAAACAAATCCTTCGTCTGTGTCACACTATTCTTACGCTTATCAAGGATTGCGAACAACTATGCAAATGTTGTAGCGACCATGACCAGCGTTCGATAATTACCTTGGGTGCTGATTTTTGTCCGTGGTGCGGTCATAGAATACGAAAGGAGGGGACGACCAATTAAGATAATCAAAAACTACTCCGGTATCAATCCTTACGGAGTGGATTATAAATATTCAACAATATACGCAGACCCTCCTTGGTACGAAAAAGGCGGGGGCAAAATAAAACGTGGCGCGGACCGTCATTATCCATTGATGAAAACCGACGACATCGCCGCCATCGCTGTGCAGAAGTTAGTTGATCCTGTCGGTTGTCATCTGTATTTATGGGCAACCAACAACTTTCTGCAAGATGCTTTGTGGGTGATGCACGAATGGGGTTTCACTTACAAAACCATGATAACTTGGACAAAAAATGCAATGGGCCTTGGTCAGTATTTCCGGGGCATTACTGAACATTGCTTATTCGGAACATATAAAACGCTGCCATATAAAACAGACAAGGAAACCGGCAAACGCTGTCAGGGCGTGACAGGTTTCTTTGAACCCAAACAGCATCACAGCAGGAAACCGGATACCATGCGGAGGATGATTGAAAAGGTATCCTATGCGCCGCGCATCGAATTATTTGCGCGGGAAAAATTTGATGGATGGGACATACTCGACTCACACTAAAAGTGATTTGATATGAATGAAAATAACCCGTAAAGGAGTTGAAACCGCTAAGATGGATAGAGCCAAAAAAATGGCAGAACGTAATCTCCGTAAATTCGAGAACGTGCCGCCAGCAAAAGAGGTATTGCAAATCGCCCAGCTACGGCAGCAAAAAGCAAAAATAATCGTAACCACCAACTGGAGCTGTGTTACTTCTCCCAGCCTTGTTGTTCGTTGGCTGAAACAAAAATATTCCGAATTTTCTCCCAGCGCACGATTCACTCACCTGTTCAAGCGCGGTCTATGGGACGGCAGGTACTCCATGATTGCCGACGACGGCGGTTTCGGTACGGGCTTGCTATACGATGTTCTTACCTCACTCACAGCGAATGGTATTGAATATGAATTGGAAGATCATCGTGACAAACTACGCAACCATTTCACAAGACAAAATCATAACTGGAAATGGACAGGGAAAGACCTGCGTGATGTGCAAAAAGAAACGCTCAGAGCCATGCACAGCAACTATTCCGGCATTATTCATCTTGCAACCGGTACAGGCAAGACTATTGCCGCTATCCGGTATATCTTTGAAATGAAAATAGCTCCGGTACTATATGCAGTACCACGTTCGGATTTGATGTATCAGACCAAAAAAGAAATTGAAGAATCCGTCAGCGGCATCACCGTGGGTTTACTCGGCGACGGCCACAAAGATGTGGAAAATAAAGACATCGTAATCGTTACTCACGCCATGCTGGTAAGTCTCCGCAAACAGCTCAACGATGATAATTATCGTGAGTGGACAGGCCAATACGGAATTTTGATAATAGATGAATGTCATAAAGCAGGGAGCGATGGGGCACCCTCAGCCACATGGATGGCCTGCATGGACATACCGGCACCGTACCGCTTCGGATTCTCAGCTACTCCGTTTGAAAAAGAGGACAGCCTGCAAGGAATGTATGTACGCGCATGTCTTGGAGATATAATAATGCATAGGTCCGTACAACAAGTGGTTGAAGATGGACATTTAGTACCGTCAACCGTTTACTTTGTCAGACCTACTTACAACAAAGAGTTTCTGTTTGATTCCATGTGGAATGATGAAGAAGGTGATGACGAGCGCAAGTACAACGAAGAACACGACAAATGGATAGTTGATAACGAATCACGTAATCTCTATCTAACAGCCATTACTCAAGAGATGCTGAACGATGGTCATAAAGTGCTTGTAGTTGCACAGCGTATCCCGCACAATGATTTTCTATTTGGAGAGATTACCGCCAACACCAATTATGCAACATTTCAATTTCACGGTGGTATCAAAAATAGAAAGGAAGTGATGAACACATACCGAAACACCAAGGGAGCATGTTGTATGGTGGCAAGCTCCATCGCCAACGAAGGCATAGACGTTCGAGACATAACCTGCGTCATAGTAGCTCACGGCGGTAAAAGTTTTTATCAGGTTGTGCAGCGAATAGGAAGGGGACTTAGGATTGACCCTGACTCGGATAAAAAGGAACTTATTGTAATTGATGTAGATGATTCCGAGTTGTCCCCGTGGTTCAAATCGCACGTTGCAAAGCGTCGGAAACAATATCGTGACGTTATCGGCGCAACCATATACGACGTATAAAGGAGAGAACGCAATGATTGACATTACCCTGTACACCATCAACAACCTCGGCAAAGTGGTCAACACCACCGCCAAAGAAGTAAAGGATAAAGTAAAAGCATTTATGTCGGAAACCCATTGGTCATACGCAGACATGGCCGAAAAAGCGGACCTGCCCGTGGCCCGAATAAAGACCTGCTTGCGCGGCGACAAGAATCTCGTTTATCAGTGGGAACTTGACCGTATGCACAAATCCGGCGTAATTGGCGAGGACCTGTACACGACACTGTGCGAATACCGCAAATGGCTCCTGTACCTGAAACGTGCCAGAAAATTTCACTCAACCAACGCCGTTACCTACCTGCAATTCTGGTTGGACATTCCTATCCCGGCACTCGCGGAAGCAGCGAACATGTCCCCGAAAAAGCTGTACAACCTGCGTAAATTGGACAGCATCGAAAATGTACTCGCCGGTACGCTCCATGACATCGCAAGGGGACTGGACGTGTCCGTGGAAGATATAATTGACGTGCAGCGACAGCTCAGTGACCAGCGGAATAAAGTGCTTGCTCAAGAAGATGCGGAGCTGGAAGCTATGGGTGTGAACGAACCGGAAGAAGCACCAGAAGAAGCACCGGAAGCTCCCCCGAAGCCGCCTGCAAAGTCAGCAGCTAAACCTGCCGCGACGAACGGAAAGAAAGCAGGAGTCAAAAAGAGAAAATGAGCGATGGACGATCAGTTGGTGGAGGAATAGAACAGGAGACAGTTTACCTGTGCGTCATGAAATATACTCCACAACGATGTGACTATTACGAACCACAATCCCGTGAGGACGGTGTGACACCCATTCAAATTCACCCGATAGATTGCGTATGGACACGTAATCATCCATTGGGCAGCCGAGGTCTGGACGGATTGATTTGTGGGAACGTAAAGGCTCATGGTCTGGTACGGGAAGTCAAACTTCCCGTACTGGACTCCATCGCGGATAACGCTGAACGACAGCGAATATTAGAAGGAGGTGACTAAGTGATACGCACCGTTGAAGATGTAAAACGGTTTTGGTCCAAACGAGCAATGGGCTCCCGGCAAACCCGCACAATGTCACACGAACCCGTCTGGAAATTCTCATGCGACGGTCACTCACTCACAGGTAATTATTCGGACGATATGGCAGCCCGGTTATTGCTTGCCATGATTAAGGAGGCTAAGTAATGCAGTTAGGTGTATCCCCGCTAACGCACAAAATTTTCGCTGGTAAAAGCAAACCCAATCCCCACGGTCCCGGCATGATGTGGGTAGGAAAAAAAACCGATGTCACCGATGAAGCAATCAAAGCCGTATTTGAGTATATGTGGATGAAAGCCGAAAAAACAGGCTTTTACAACATCGAAATTCCTAATTTTGGCGCAATGTCGATGACGCGATTTAAAAAGGATGATGAGGATGAACCGGCAAGTTGAGCGGAGAGAAGAAAGCCTGCACGAACAGGTGCTGAAACAGCTCGGTGAAAACGCAAAGCGAACGCAAAAACGCATCAAGCACATGGAAAAACCAAATCAAAATCAGCGCACAAATCTCAAAATACGGACTCGAAACTAAAAGGAGAAAATCAATGATGTTATCCAAAAAAGAAAAACGCGCTAAAGAACCCACATATAAAGAAAAATATCCACAAATGGCGGCTGCAATTAAAACTATACATTGCTCGGCTACCAAAGCACCAACAGATAGAATAAAAGAACTTGAGCGAGAATTGATGCAGACAGCCGCCCGTGTAGAACAATTACAGTCTGATCTTACACAAGCAAATGTGGCATATCACACCGCAAGCGCAAACAGAGATAGCTTCGAGCATTTAAGCCAATCATTAATATACATCTTGAAGCGACTCTCTGACCACATTGCGAAATAACAGACGACATGCCGGATGAACATGACTACCTCGCCATCAATTACTTCATTCGCATGGTGGAGGAAAATCTTTCCGAACTGAAAAAATATCAGCGGCGAATACTCGACAACCAAGACAGGGAGCTTAACCTAACCCTGTTCCGTGACCGTGTACGCCAAATGGCCATCGACTGTATCAATCGACTATAAGGAGAAAATACAATGATGACAAAATTGCGTGAACTTCGTTATGCCCGAAACCTGCGACAGCTTGATATAGCATTGGCACTTTCAATTAACGCAAACACAATATCAGCTATAGAACGTGGGCATCTCGCAGCTCCTAAAAATCTCGTTGACCCAATATGTACATTTTTTGGCGTAAAACGCGAAGAAATATTTACAGCTAATCGTATGGCTGTTTTGTTAAAGGAGGGACATGATGGAGACCCACACCAACGTATACGTGCTGTCGAAGGAACAAATACAAAACCTAAGTGACGATAGCCTTGATTACTCGTTGCAAATCGTCGGTAACTTGATGCCGCAAAAACAGTTTCAAGGTATTCTTTCTCCCGCTATTCACAGCTTCGATGTGATTCCCATTGTGGAAAAAAACCTCAACATGGACCAATGGGCAATCTACATCCGTTACCTGTGTCAGGATTACTTTGACCATGAACACAGCATCCGTGAATGGTACAAAGAACGGGACCGCAAAATGCTTTACAGCGAATCATACCCAGCGATTCAATTTGCGCTCACAAGGTCTGTCCGCTTCCGCGCTGAATGTTTGTTACTCACACTTCAAGACACACTCGACATCGAGAAATTACTAACCAAAAAAGGAGATGATTGAATATGAAACAACCCGTACTCCCGAAAGAAGAACTTGCCAAACAGATACAGGATACCTGCCCGTGGCTGGATAACTTCCCCAGCAAACCCGCCGACCGAATACTTCACATCCTTATGGACGGCAACGGAGACTGCTACCGCGCAAAACGAGTAGCCGAAGATTTAATCGGCGAGTGCCGTGAGAAGCTAAAGCAGGTTGAGGATGTTGCGAACGTTCAGGTACAGCAAATAATCATGGAAATCAACGTGGTTTCTTCGGCGTGTGTCCCGCTACAAAAGGGAAAGGACCTGCCCTTCAAACGCAAGGTGGGATTGCTTACCGAGATGCTGATGATGATCGGTTCGGAACGAAAAGCGGAAATTCTCCTTAAAACCCTCGAAAACATTGATAATATAACTGTACAAATCAATGACCTTAAATCGTTAGGCAATTGGGTCATGAATGTAAAGTTTACGGACGTAGAAGTTTAAAAATTAAGGAAAAACCCCCTAAATCCAGTGTGGTATATAATATGCGTAACAACCATACTATATTAGGGGGTTTTCATAATGGATCAAGCAACCGCAATACAGCATTATCTTAATACCCAAAAAGAAATAGCGGCAGTCGAAAAATTTGCCGATATGTGGCGCGTCCCGGACGACAACGGTAACTTTGCCACGGCGATGTCGGTACTCAATCTCCGCGCAGAGTACATCGCGGCAGCTACGTCCGCAAACGTACATACCGACGAGTTTTTCAACAAGTATGCGGCGGCGTTCATAGACGCTAACATGCTGGAACTGGCACCGAGAATCGCCCTGTTCGCCCATGAAGCCCTCGACAAAGAAAAAGAGGCGGCTATGGCCGAGCTCCAGAGCGCGAACCTGTTCCCGGTATGTGCGCCATACATTCCTGCTCAGACTTTCACCACGCCTGCTTCGACAGCCTTTACGTATCAGGTCAAGGCAGCTCACACAACCAACTCGAACCATGCTCCTACTCCGGCCAAATTTGAGTTCAGGGGCACCGTACCCACCGGCATCATCATTGACGAGAACACCGGTGTCATTTCCGGCTCGTTTGACCCCGGTGACATCGGCACGGTTGGCGTTGAAGTTGCGGCCTCTAACTCGGGCGGCACGGCGACAGGCATCGTTACGTTCATCATTACGTAATCTATAAGAAAGAAAGGGAGGAATAGTTCATGGCAACTCCAATTCCAGCCATTCAGTTATACCTGAATGAAAAGGACAACGTGGCGAAAGCACAAGAGTTCGCAACGCAATACATGATGCCGGACTCAGTTATGACCACCGACAAACTGACGCTTGCAATCAAGGATGGCGAGAATAAAACGCTGTCGAGCCCCGACTTTGGAAGATTCCTGTTGGCGTGGTTCGAGAAAAACAAAGACCTCTATATCATAGATGTCGTCAACTTCGCCATCGCATATCTTTCCGACGTTACCGCAGCGGCAAACATTGAGGCGGCAGCTATCGGACTGGCCCCGGCTGGTCCTACCGGAGTACCCGCACCGATTTTCGTTTCTCCGATGGTAGCCGTCGCTCAAATCAATGAGCTATTCTCGTACTCAATCAAGGCGGCTCTCATGGGTCCGACCTTCACCACCATCAAGAGCGAGTACGATGCCGTGGGCCTACCTCCGGGCTTGACTATCGATCAAGCGACCGGAGTAATCGAAGGCTCTATCACCAACGAAGCACTGGTAAACTCGTCCCCACTATCCATCACATTAAGTGCGGAGAACAACACTGGAAAATCTACATCAATCCTGCTGTTAAGCCTTCTGCCGCCAGTGCCCAAGATAACCAATCCATTGGATTCGGATGACATTATTATCAATGTTGGTGCAGCCACGGTAAACATTCCGTTCCAAGCTGACGGTCTTGCGACCGCGCAGAACATCAACTGGATACTCACACCGGATACAACTGCAATGCCCTCACATCCGTTCGCAGGTAACGCAAACAGCGGCCTGCCGGATGACAGCGCGAGCGGTAAGATACTGTTCAACAAAACGACTGGTATCTTGTCGGGCGGCGTAGCGGCGAGCGTAGCAACCAAGTATGGACTCGGTGGGACCGGTTCGGAATCGTTCCCCTATACGCTGTTGGTTTCCACTAACGGCGGTGTATCCGAGACCATCAACTTCAATCTCGTATTGAAATTCACCTAAAGCATACGAGTACCAGCGGACAGAGTAACACCTCCTTACGATGGCGAGACGGGACTCAAGCGGGGAGTCCCGTTTCGTTTTTCTTCTAACTTTGCTATACTGTACCTGCTCATATTACACTTCCTAACAGTATGTGGGGTGGAATTTCACGCCGATTTCCACCCCATGTATAATAATGGACAAGTCAATACTCAAATAGGAGAGTGATCCCTGTAATGGTCTCGATACCAATAACATTTCTTTCTTCCCAAAAACGATTAGTACAAGGTTACAAAACAGATGCGGGTTGGGACATACCCCTACCGCAGGAAACACGATTCCCCGCGCACAGTTATACAGTCGTTCCACTAGATTTTTCCGTCAATATACCCAAGAAATATTTCGGGATGCTTACTGCCCGAAGCTCCATATACAAGTACAATCTTTCCTGCAATACAGGCATCATCGACAGCGGATTTTTGGGCGTGGTAAGTGCTGTCATATTCAACCACGACAAAAAAGACAGCATCGTTGAAAAGGGCACCCGGCTCGTACAACTGATTATCCTCCCTGCCGAACAAGTTACTTGGCTAATAAAACCCAGCGTAGAAGCATTAGATGTTGGTGGGAGTTTGCGTGGAGACGGCGGGTTCGGAAGCACAGGAGTATAAACATGATACCCGTAGCATATTTACGCCAATTAAGTGTCGGAGACAAACTTTGGTTTCAGCCTAACAGTCTCCGATCACAGCCGGGGCGCATGGTAAGCATCAAAGAAATAGGCAAGCACTACATTTATTTCCGTGAAATCACAATGCGCTTGGCACTGACACATCATCATAAAAATACCCCCGGCACAATATCCGTGCTTGATTCGTACACCCACGGGGAATTTTTTATCAATGAAGTGGAGTGCTTAAATCATGAACGGTTACGGCAGTGCTGGAAAGAACTTGGCGATAATTTCCGGTACAGGATGCCGTTGTATTTCACAGCGGAGCATTACGACACGATAATGACCGTACTACGAGAAGCATTTGGAAAGGAGATATGAGATAACACTATGGACATGGAGGTAAGGGGTAAGAGAATGCCGTCAAGTGAAGATGCCGCCGATGTAACTGAGTTTAGCCGCAAAATGATGAAGCGCATTGCGGATAAACACTTTCCGCATCCCCCCGCAGGTTGGCGTGATGAAAAAGTAGTATCTCGGGAAGCATTGGTGCGTCGCGTTGTGGATGAGATACGCAATCCAGTCTCCGACATCAGCATAAAATATGTCGATTTGGCAATTAAGCTCATGCAACTGGCCGTGCGTGAACCCATGATTTATCCGTCCGCGCTCATGGATAGTCTTTGCCCGTCAAAGCATAAAGACGACAGCAAATACATGGAACAAACAGCCGGACAAGATGCTCAACATTTCAGCAATAAAATAATCGAACGTGCAGTACGCATGGATATGGTAAAGCAGTTCTATTCCGAACAGGGATTGTCCGAAGAACAAATTTGGAACGCCCTGCTCGCCGAGTTGGAAAACCCGAAAAATAACTCTGATGCGTTCAAATGGGTAGATGCCGCCGTTATGCTGATGCTGTTGCACGTCCAAAACAAGACAGTATAATGTAAAGGAAAGTTCACGGCATGAAAGGAGAACATCAAAATGTACGTTGCTAAAAGTGATGCACAGGTAGCCCAGCGGATAGAGTGGATTACCGATGAGATAGTTGATCCCCACGAAGCCTACATCCGCATCAAAGCTCTCATCAAATTCTCTAAATGGAATAAAACCCATGACATCCGCACATGCGGTATTCGGCAGCTCATGCTGCTCATGTACGAATCACCGTACTCCAAAGACATACTCGACATGCTGAAAGAACTTGTGTGGTTCATGGGCTGGGATAACTACTTCAAGATACAGCACTTTGATCCTGAATTGGTACTTGAAATAGGGCCGGGTATTGTAGTTTAACCCATGACACCGCCGGAATTATATCGGCCCCGATTTGTCGGTGAGGACCTCACCGATTCTACCAACTATATAGATGTGATCGCGGCTGAACGTATCGTGGTAAGTAGATTCTGCGCCATTGATTCCAATGGCGAAGCTGTCTATGCAACACGCGACGGTAAAAAAGCAGCAGGCATATCTGTCACTGAGGCCGAAACTGGAGAAGCAATTCGCTTACAAGTTTTCGGCCTTTACAACAATTTCTTAAACAGCTACCCACCGCAATACGGAGATATTTATTACCAAGCAGACTTTGGTTTAGTAATACCAAACCCCCATGCTGACCTTGACGTTTCCATACCTGCTGGTATATTAGTAAAACCCGCCACATTACTATTACTTACAGACACCCAATGGTTGGATTACTCCGGTTCGACACCACTTACACCAGCACAGGCAGCAACTACGAAATCCTTTGTTATGACAGGTGACGGTGCGCAAACGATATGGTATATTAATCATGAGTTAAGTAACCATTGGCCAGTTGTGCAGGTGTATGACAAGGACACACGCGAAATTATTTTAATACACACGGAGTCTATTGATAATGAAAATATAAAAATCGAATCGGACTCTCCCTTGGCGCTAAACAGCGAGTACATCGTAACTATCATCGGATAAACAAAACGGGTGTAAAAGATTGAGGACGCAACCAATCTTTTAAAGAGGTGAACGATATGAGAGGAATGAAGGCACTAAGTCGTATTACCATGCAGCCGGGATATATCCCGCGAATTGGTAAAGATGTAGCAACTCAGGACACCAGCACCCGATTCCACACCGGCACAGGTGAACCAACCACAATACCAGCCGGTTTTTGCGTCGGCGACCTGTATTTGGACACGGCAACACAGGCTATGTACAAAGTTGTCGTTGATGACACAAGCACTGCTGATCCCAAAGACCTTAAATGGGAAAGAGCTAACCTGTTCGGCGGCTCTGTCGGTATTCACTCCGGCAGCGGTGATCCGGCAAAAACGCTTGGCAACGGCAAAGACCTGTATTACAAAACCGATGCGCCGCAGTCGATTTGGGAAAAGAAACTCAATATCGGCGGCGACCCACTCAATCAGGACGATTATGATTGGGTAAAATTCTTTGACATCGCGGGTGGCGAATGGCTATCCGGCGCAGGTGATCCTACTGCCAGCGACGGCCAGCCCGGAGATAAGTATTTCAAATCCACCGTTCCGCAGACCATTTGGGAGAAGAAGCTGAAACCTTCCGGCAATGCTTCTGACCCTGCGGATTACGAATGGGAGAAATTCTTCGACATCAAAGGCGGTTCTGATGTATTCTCCGGCGCGGGAGACCCCGCAAATACGCTGGGCAATCCCAACGACCTGTACTTCAAAGAGGACTTCCCGAAAAACCTCTGGCAGAAAAAGCTGATTAACGGCGGTGATCCCACCGACCCGGCAGATTACGCTTGGGAAAAGATATACGACTTTGACAGCGCACCGGCATTTTTCACCGGTATGGATGATCCTAACTCCGTTGATCCTGACGATGCAAAGCTCGGAGATATTTACTTCCGCGAACTGTATCCTCAGTCTATCTGGCAGCTCAAGGATGTCGCAGGAACAGCTACGTGGACAAAGATTTATGACCTCGTGGCTCCGGCAACGATATTCGACACCGGTGTTCCCAACAATGCGCTGGGTAATCCTGCCGATACGTATATCAGGACTGACCAGCCGAGAGACATTTATGTCAAAAATCTCATCGACAGCGGCGACCCCAATGACCCTGCCGATTATGAGTGGGAGAAAGTCGGAACATTTGCACCGTCCGAAATAGCTATTGTTAATACAACACCAAACAATAGTACGGGCACACCTTTTGATCTGGTCTACCGCGATGTATTCCCACGTGGTATCTGGCAAAAACAGCTCAAAGATGCCGGTGACGCTTCCGACCCCGCAGATTACGAGTGGAAAGAAATTGTACCGCTGGAACATGATGATATATTGCTCGGCGCGACGGTTCCCACACAAGCGTTGGGACTACCGAACAGCAAATACTATCGCATGGACGGTATCAATTCCGAGATATACGTTAAAAAGCTCGTTGACGCTGGTGATCCTCTGGACCCCGATGATTATCATTGGGAACTGGTATTCAAGGCAGCCAGCTCTGATATTCTGTCAGGCGAACAGGAACCGGATAACTCCATTGGTAATCCTCGGGATATTTACTTCAAAACCGACCTGCCGCAGTCTATATGGCAAAAGCGTCTAAAGGCCGGTGGTGATCCCGACGATGCCAACGACTACGAATGGGTTAAATTCTTTGACTTCATCGTAGGATCGGTACGCAGATACGAAGCTATCGGCGACGGCGTAACCACCGAATTTGTCATTGAACATAGCATGGGCACCAAAAATGTTATCGTTCAGGCGTTTGATGATGATACCGGCAGCAACGTAATCATCGACATCGAACGTACCGACGAAGATACCGTTACGTTGTTCACTGACCAGCCCATACCGGATGGTATGAGACTTGTCGCGCTAATCTCCGACACCATGACCAGCACCATTGCGTTGGTGAAGCAGCCGATACAGTTAAACTTCAACGTACCGGGCAGTTTTGCGCTCGCAGCGAGCAATACCGTCCTTGAGACGAACAAGATAGCGGTTCGCTCTACTCTGCCGCGCTGGGAGCTCCACAAGGTGTACATACGGGCAATCACTCCGGGAGCTGGGCCGAACGTCAATATATCCATCGGCGGCCAGCAGGTATTCCCGACTGCGGTGAAAGTTACCGGCGCATGGGTACAGTACATTCTGGACCCGGTATTCATTGTCGAACCCATCTCCGACGTTGAAATCTCCACATCAGCGGACGCGACAGCAAGCGGACTGGCCATAATTCTCTTTGGCATGGCCAGCAACAACATCGAATAATCAATAGGGGGGATTTACTCCCCCCTTACTTCTCCCATGTTTATTTGCACAATACGCACAGAGGAACAGTATCTCAAAGACATTCCGGTTTCATGGTCTATGCTGACCGCCGCCGCGCCTAATCCTTCTCTCAATTTCGTGGAAGGTAACGCGATAATTCATGGGGGAGGACAATACGACACAAGCAGTTGGTCATTGCATCGTGGTTTAACCGGTACGGGCAGCGGATATTGTAGCGTAGCGAATACCACCATCGTAGACCTCGAAATACAATTCCATAATTTTCAGCTTATTAAAGGGATTCAATTTACTGTACCGCAAATACAATACCCACCGCATACTGTAGCTGTCTGGTTGATGAATCCACAAAATACCGCATGGAGGAATCCGTGGAACTTCTCAGTATCCCGGCCTGTTCCATCTACATCATTCGTTTATGCGTATATGTTTAACTCAGAATGTCAGAAGTCAAAATCTATTTGGTTACGACTTACTTGTTCTCCAGCAACTTATATAGAATTTGCCAATTTCCATTTTTACAGGCGACAGGTATAGGGGTGGTAATGATGCAACATATATTATTTAGCCATAAAACAAAAAATATCTCTGTGGAAGCAATCGAAGATTTTGAAGATAACGTAACCCCCGAAGTCATCGAAGAATCTTTTCAATTGTGGCTGCAAGAGCAAACAAAATCTGAAAATAAGTGGACCCCGTTATCGGATGACGATATATACTTCATGCTCAATTCCGGTCCACCTACAGGAGAAGAAGAATAGTTACCCCTTTTTCCTAAATATAAAGCGACTCCCATACGAAACATACCCGGCTGATTGTCCCGGTATCGTATGTAAATGAAATCCAAATATTCCCCCTAAATCTCTGCCGCCGATTGTAGCTCTGGTAACTCCATTACGAGTCCCTAAACTACAAAAATATGTCGAATCTGACCCACTGGCACTATCCGCTGGAATAAACCCGCATTTATTATTTCCAATAACATTTTTTATATTTATATTTTGAAAAGTACCCACTGTATGACCTTCATTACTATACCCGGAACCAGAATTATTAAAATCTTTAAAAGCAAGCGCAATATTATTACCACTATTAGCTATACACCCATCCATCCAATAATTGTGACCGCCCCACAAATCTTCTATACCAGCGAATTTCATATGTGACACACCCCGCGCACCACCAAAATACATACCACGCTCATTAGATTCCCCGGTATCATAAGACACTCCCCATTCAGGTTGATACCCATGCCCCAACGTGGCATAACTATTGAGGTTACGATATTTAACACAATACATGGCCTGCAATAAAGTCATAGTATGGAAAGTAAATAAATCATATCCAGCACCCTTATTTTGCGTTCGAGTGCGCGAATCAGCCCAAGCCAACTGACCTGTTAAGGCTTTACCACTCAAAGAAGCCATTAGTGTTGTACCGACATTACTTGCCATATACGCACCTACATAAATATAAGGACAGTCGCCATCGGAATCTATAGTATGTCCATAATGACAAAATCTTGAATCAAGAGATTTAATATTGGGATTATTGGAAACCTTTACAAGTAATTTAGTCCCTGATGTATAAATCATATATGCCAGCTTAGGAATTTCAATCATCACATCACCATCATTACCCGATGTAATATCAGCAGGCAGACCATTTTCTCGCTGTGCAAAATTATTGGGATTCAAATAATATTGAACTACACCATTTTTAAGCATACAGGGCCGCTCACCAAAAGTAGTTGCCTGCCCATTATCGGTAAATACTGGATTATTCGGATTAGAATTATTGAGATCAATTTCTATACCCCAAATAGAATTGGGTAACGGAGGCGGCGGTAAAGACGGGGATGGAGGTACAAAGCCACTTAAAAATTCTATGTTCACAGGCATAATTGCTCCCACCTTACATATTTTTCTTTTTAAGATATACTCTAACCAGAAACTATTCATACGTAAAAAGGATGAATACATCATGCCGGTAAATACAGATTTTCCTTTTGCACCCCCCCCCCCCTTGAGGGGACGGGACCAACAACTCACTCAATCACAGCGGGTTACGCCGCTACTAACTCCGGCACAACATTATTCTCCGTATCTGGTGGCTTACTACCAATAACAATAACTAAAATCAGTGGCAACGCTTCATTAACTTGGGATACTACAAACAACCGAATAGCTATTGCAGCAGGATTAGCAGCAGGATCATACCCGGTTGTATTACGCGCAACAGATATTGTTGGACAAACATTAGACAAAACATGGACCTTAACCGTAAATCCTGCTCTTGCATGGGGTGGGCCAACAACTCACTCAATCACAGCAGGTTATGCCGCAACTAACTCCGGTACAACTCAATTTTCAGTATCCGGTGGAACAACCCCCGTAACCATCACAAAAGTTAGCGGTAACGCATCTTTAACTTGGGACAATACAAACAGACGCATAAACATCGCAGCAGGCTTGGCAATGGGCTCCTACCCCGTTGTTTTACGTGCCACCGATGCTACCGGAAGAACACTTGATAGAACATGGACTTTAACTGTCGCCACCGGAACACCTGTTGGAACAGTCTTTAACTTCGATTATACAGGTGCTGTACAATCCCGAACACTTCCACCGGGTAAATATCAGTTTGAAGTTTGGGGAGCTTCAATGGCACAAGATGGTCGATTTAATTTTGCAAAAGGTGGATATGCACGAGGTACGATAACTTTAACTACATCACGCACATTTTATATTTTTGTTGGACAAGTTGGTGCAAGACGAAATAGTACAGGCAGTTGGAATGGTGGAGGAAATTCAGGACAGCCATACAGTGAGGATGGCGGCGGTGGCACAGATATTAGATTAGTAAATGCAGCATGGAATAATGCAAATAGTTTACGTTCACGTATTTTAGTTGCTGGTGCTGCAGGTGGTTTTGGTCAAACAGGTGCTGGACATGGAGGCGGCTTAGAAGGAACAAGAGGTAATAATACTTCACTATGGTCTAGTGCTTTAGGCGGCTATGGTGGTACACAAACAGCAGGTGGTGCTGGTAATAGTGGGGGGCAAGCTGGCAGTTTTGGTATTGGTGGTGGAACTCCGGGAGCAAGACGTGGTTCTGGAGCTGGTGGATATTACGGTGGTGGGGCAGGTGTTGGAAGTAGTGGGGGAGTAGCTTATCAATGTGGTGGCGGTGGTTCTGGATTCTGTTCAGGTCATTCAGGATGTCGTGCAGTTACTTCTGAAACGAGTGGAACACATGTATCCCACGCAAATCACTATAGCGGCTTAATATTTACTGCAACGGCACTAATCGCTGGTAATGCTTCTATGCCTAATCCAAGAGGTTCAGGTAATATAACAGGTAATCCCGGTAATGGATACGCACGAATTACATCGGTAGCTTAAAAGGAGGAAATAAAATGCGTTATAAAATGTGGGATAAACAAGAGCCAATTTACATGATGGGACCCGATGAAAACGGAAAAGTCATGTATACCGCCGAAGAATACATCACCACAAAAGCACCGTGGGTAAATATCCCCGGTGTAAAAGTAATCATCAGCGGACTGACCATCAACGGCGTTATCTTCATGGAATTTGAACAAGCAGTGGCCGGTTACGTTGCACAAGGATTAGTAATTACCGACAACATGACCGACCGGGAGATTCTTGATGCTATTGAAGCGTTTGAAGATAATCCTCCCGTCAAACCAACGCCGGAAGAACGTATGGCAGCCGCGCTGGAATTTGCCAATTTACTGAACATGTAAGGAGGTTAAAATGTCATGACATTTGAAATTATCAAGTCAAATTTTGACAAAGGCTTATGGACCGCACAAATGGTTGCTGTGGCAGTAACCAAGAACATCATCACTCTCGAACAATTCAGGGAAATCACCGGCCAAGCCTACTCAGACATAATCAAATAACGAAAAGCCCCCCAAATAGGGGGGCTATCTTACTTAACATTTCAATTACATACACTTCATATGATAAGATAATCGAACTATGAACACTAAACTAAAAAATATTATATTGAAAATACTATTATGCCCATAACCACAGATTGGTGTGTAGCCAACGGTAATCCACCAACAATTACACCCCCCCCCCCCATCATCTGCCGGAAGGAAACGCTACCCACAACACACGAAAACAACCCTTTCCACTTATTGCTCCCGTC